CAGATAGGAGGATTTCCACTATTCCTTTGTGGCCAAACCGAGCTGCATAGTGCAGAGGCGTCCAACCATCCATACCAGTTGTATTGATATTCGCCCCTTTGGATATAAGAAGTTCGACTGTTTTTGTACAGCCATTCGAAACTGCTTTGTGCAATAGTGGTGTTTTACCTTTACTCATTGTTTACCTCCATGTTTTTCAAGAAGTTTAACTGTTTTTGTGTGGCCATTCGAAGCTGCATAGTGTAAAGGTGTTTCACTATACTCATTCTTTGCATTAACATTCGCACCTTTGGATATAAGCAGTTCTGCTATTTTTATATAGCCATTCGAGGCTGCAATGTGCAGAGGTGTCCAGCCATCATCGTCCTTTGCATTGACGTCTGCATCCTTGGATATGAAAAGTTCTGCTGTTTTTGTGCGGCCATCCCAAACTGCATAGTGCAGAGGAGTCCAACCAGACATATTCTTTGCGTTAACATTCGCACCTTTGGATATAAGCAGTTCTGCTATTTTTATATAGCCATTCGAGGCTGCGTTGTGCAAAGGTGTCCAACCATACTTATCTGTTGCATTGACATCTGCACCCATGGATACAAGAAGTTCTGCTGTTTCTTTGTGACCATTCGAAGCTGCAATGTGCAGAGGTGTCCAGCCGTCATCGTCCTTTGCCTTGACATCTGCACCTTTGGATATGAGCAGTTCTGCTGTTTCTGTGCGGCCATCCCAAATTGCCTTGTGCAATAGTGGTGTTTTGCCTTTACTCATTGTTCTCCTCTTTCTGGTTTCCCTCTTTTGAACTATACCCGACTACCCAGCCGAGGTAATAGTTTGTGAGTAGGATTGTTGCAATACACAAGCCCGACTTATCAGCAAGTACCAAATCTACTATGAAATCTAGCATATTGTCCTCCTTATAAAGGCTTAGTGTTCTTGCACTCAGGATAGTTTGAACATCCCAAGAATGGACCAAACTTGCCTTCTCGTCTGACCATGTGGAAACCACACCTACCACAAATTACATCTTCTACGTCCTGTAGCTCTATATTATGAAGTTTAGCCAGGTCATGTCGTACTTTCATGAGAATTTTACCTAGGTGGTTTTGGCCGGTGCCTTTGCATGCTCCCCAGAAGGTATCACCCCAGTGATTACCTTCTATCAGCTCATGTTTATTTGTAGAGAGTAGCAGTTCCTTATATGTATCACGATTAAACTTCTGGGTAACAAGACCTTTCATAATGTCTAATTTGACATCATTCCAGTCTGGTCGTAATACGACATTGCCACCCATAGCCTTAGCACTAGCTGCTGTAGGTGCTGATGCAATAAGTTTTCTAGTATCAACATCAGTTGTTTTGGCAGCTTGGTATGCATGCTCTACCGAAAAGTAGGACACGCCATCATATTCCACTTCCACAGGTGCAAAGTTGCTAAGCCACGAATTGTCTCCCCTGAACGATGATATCGTCATATTACCTCCTTGGTATTTTCCTCTTATACAAGATTCTCAATAACATTTAAGGTTTTACCGGATTGTATATCCCTCCAGAAATCTCCGGAGGACTTAGCCAACTCTTTAGCAGAGAACTGCATCCCTTTGAGACACCCTTCTCTTAGGCCACGGAGTACCTCAGGGTTATCTACATTAATACCTGCTTCCTTTAGCATATGAGCAGCTTGCATTGCTTGTAGTATCATACTACGCCCAATAGCTCTGAGAGTAGTATTTTCAAGCGCTGAGATAGCCTCTCGCATTTCCTTGCTTCTTTTTGTTTCCATGTAATAGTTCCTTTCTAGTGTAAGTGGGAGTGGGGTAGTTTATTTTACAGTGATTGAAATTAACTATTCATATGGTTCAACTTCAAGTAGGTCGCCAATAGTGGCACCTGCCCCAGCAGATGAGTCAGAAGGCTCATAGCCATCTCATGATGGCCATCTAGGTACAATCTAACCGCAGCTTCACACTGCGGTATGTTTGCACTCATAGAATAGCCGAGAACTTCGAGAACTTGTTGATCCGTCATCGTATTAACCCCTTTCCAGGACATTGGTAAGGGTTTGGGTTTGGCTTAAACTTCGATATGGCCCCATCGTCGGCGACCACTACCGCATTAAAACCAAGGTCGTGGTACACAACTGGGTAGAGATTTATCTCCACCATGAAGATATAAGGGATACCCTTCAACATTTGGATATCCTGAATTTGGAAGTCACTTGTGTGCTCCACAGTGATACAATCCCCTTTCTTTGGTAGTTTATCAAGCTCTACCGACTTGATATAATCGGGATCCCCAACGGAATCCCCTAACACTACATACAGTGCTTTCATACTATACCTCCTTTCGACTAAGGGCAGCCTAAGCTGCCCTTCCTCTTTATCGGATACCAATTGGGCCCTACGATGAACCCGAAGGTTGACGTTTAGCACTCATCCAACTCAGTGCCACAATATGAGCAGTAATACTGCTCTTTGGGCACTGAGTAGTGAGTACCACAATTAGGACACCATATACGTGGCTCTTCTTCATGAAGAACCTCTCCATCATAGATTATAATCATCTTCATTTCTATCTCCTTTACATTATGTGAATACACAACTTCTCTATGGTGATGGGGTGAATGTTCTTCTCATGACAGCAGTTCCCACCTTTGATTTAACAAATCCGTATGCCTGAATGAACGGCATCGGAATTGCCTGCTCTTCTTCCAAAGCCCGGAGTTTTTGTACAACCGCAGCCCTTGAGGATACCCTATACTCATAGAAAGAGAACTTCTCTGGATGCCCTTTCGGGAAGGAGAATATTATCTGCTTCCAGGCATTTCCATTCTCGACAGTAAGGAGAGCATTAACATAACCTCTCCTCTTACTTTCAATGAGCTCCCACGTTTGAGACTCATCAGTCAAGGATTCAGTATGTAGAGCCTTGACCTTGTCAAGTTCGGCCTGAATGCGTGCAGTTTCTTCCAGAACTGCTGCGAGCTTCATTTGTTGCGTCTTAACGGTAACCATTAATTGTGCTTTAGTAGCCATATTAAATCCTTCTGCCCTATAAGGGCAGCTAAAGTAAAGGAGGGCGTTAGCACAATACTAACGCCCTTTGTTGACCAACTATCCTATACGAGAGGCAAGCTCCTCTCGTAAGTCCCGATACTTGACCATAAGAGTCCGTCGATCGGACTCTCTCAGCCTGGGGTCTCTGTTAATAATAGCAGAGACTCCAACTCTGATCTCATCACTTGTAAGCTTCTTTACAGCTTGTATTGCAAGCACTTTACGTACTGGTCTATTTCTCATGGTTCTTCTCCTCAATCTTGAGTTCCTGAATACGATCTCTCAGCTTCGCTGAGGACCCGAAATATTCACTCCCACTAACCATATGAAGGGAGCAGCTGGTCCAGTTCACATACACTGGACCAGGATTTTTGCATCCTATAAAGAGTAATACCATTACATCTCCTTCGTTCTGTTAACAATTGTCTTGCGGGCCGCTTTGACAGTCCTTCTCCACGTGTGCATGATCATTGGAATCACTACAACAGGCACCACCACTACAATTATAATGGGGGCGATGATACACAGTGGGATAAGTATGGTACCAATGAGAATGGTACTCACATCCATGACATGCCCCAATACAGAATTGGGGAAGACTCTCTTGGTGAGTCTTCCAACGGTGAAGGTGGTGATACACAGGACGCTAATAATAATAACTACAGCCATAATATGGCCCTTCTGCTCCCTAAGGAGCCTTAACAGTATGCACACTCTTAGTTACATATCCAACTCTAACCACGTGGAGGTGGTGTGCTCTAGAGTCTAAGCAGTTTAAAGACCTGCTCAGGTCTATAACATTACTCAGACAGCTTATGGCGCTTGTTAAGAATGTCTGATGCTGAGATAGCACCCGACATCAAAGCATCCAAAATTGGATACTCTTTGTTGCCTCCCAGGTTACTAACATCGGAACAGAGTACGATCTCTATTCCTGGGAGTAGAGACTCTTCGTGAAGGAGCACTACTTCTTGGCAGAGCTTCCTCTGTTCTTCGTTTCCGTTAATGAAGTATAACATGGCAATCTCCTTTAAGTATAGGGTAAGTGGGTAACACGACTTACCCTGGGCATAGACCATCTATACCCTGGGGTAGGTCATCATGGGTGCTGTGATTGTATTGTATTGTAGTACTCACTACCTATAGTATATACTAAAGCTCTATATACATATAGGAAGTCTGGTTCCATTGAGTGGATATACTCAATCCATTCAATGGGTACACTCAATCCATTGAGTGAACTGTACAAGCTGATACAATGAACTGGACTCAGCTACTCAATGGATGGACGTACTCTAACAGACTGGCAGCCTCAGCTGCCTCACTTCTCGCCAGACACCTATTGGGCCGTACGAACACTCCGAAGGCTGGCTCCTGCCCACAGAGGTGTGGACATGTGCCTACCGGCCCCTGTGCAGGGGCCTATACGGATATGTGTGCGTGCCCACCCCCATGCCCTAGCCTACGGCCATGTGCATACAGGGTGTGCCCACAGAGGGGGTGTGCGTACAGGGGTGCATATACGAGTGCCTATACAGGTGCATACAGGTGCCTATACAGATGCCTATACAGGTGCATACAGGTGCCTATACAGGTGCCTATACAGGTGCATATACATAGTCCCTACTATGCACATACAGGTATATGGCTATACACATACCCATATACCTAGATATATACACATGTATATCCTAGATATATACTTATATATATATATATACTTATATATATATATATATTATAGTCTCTATACATAGTCACCTCCTCACTAGACCTACTACGGCAGCTATTGCCGTAGTTGTGACTACCACCATAATAGTCACACCAATTGATAACAGATATGAAATTATGTTGATTATGTCCATGTTTAACTCCTTTCATTGTGGGTGATTTGTTTTACTATTTGTTTTACTTTTGTTGTTTGTAGTACTTTCTGTACTACGACCTTATGTAACTTCTGTATTACTATACACATAGTAATACAGAGGATAGTAATACAGAGCATTGTTATAGGGAATTGATAGATCCCTATAACAGTCATAATAGTATTAATTGCTTTTGTTCTACCTATAAGTATATAGGTAAGAGTAACAGCAACAAGCCAAACAACGATGAATAGAATGAATGAAAACATAGTGATTCTCCTTTCAAGAGAATGGTGATGGGGGTACCGTAAATGGATAAACATATATCCTATAGGTACCTTAACTTAACATCATCACTCACTTACCCTACCAAACCATACCGTATACTAACCATGTACCCCTCATGGGCAGGGGGATGAGGTCGATGTCAAACCAGGATCAAGGGGGTACCGTACTAAGCATGGGGTGGTTATGGGGGAGGGGATGGGGTAGGTGTGAAACTTTATAATGGTCTTGACATAAGGTTATATAAGTGGTATACTTGGTATGGTCTTAGTGATTATTTGAATTCAGTGTATAGTATGAATAGGAGTAGGGTATGACATGGCCGAATGATCATAGAGTATGGTTGGATGACTACAGAATAAATGCGTCCCATGCAAATGGAGCGTTTAAAGGAGTTAGGGATTGTATTGTAGAGATAGATGGTGTTGCTAATAACAATACTACTACGACTAAGACCAAGCCTTACTCTGTTAATACAGTACCTATTGAGCCTATACTTAGTATATTACCTACAAAAGGTTTCTGTGATGGGCTTTATTATAGTGTTGCTACTACACACACAAGAGCATCTTCTATAGGGGATATCAATGTAACCTATGAGTTCTGGCTTGTATATGATGGGGTAACTGATACTAGAGTTGGAGCTCCTGCAGCTTCTTTTCAGAGCTTTACCTTCTCAGTTATAAGTGCTGCCGCTGCTAACATAGCTGCTTTGGTTGCTACTCATGACGGTGGGATGAAGATCTGCCAGGCTAAATCTAACGGAGCAGTATGGAGTACCTATGTATATGAAGATACTCTTACCCCGGGTTTGTACACTGATGTTCTTACAGACGGTGCTGTATGGTCTGATCATCTGTTCGAACGTACATCAGGATCTGGTATAGATGCCGATGGAGTCCCACTCAAGGACGGTACTGTAGATGGTCTGGACGCTTCAATGGTGCGCTCTGCCTTCAGAGAGAACAGTTCTAATACATACGACTTTGATGTTAGTAATGATTGGGTATCTGTTAATAAGACAGAAAATGCAGGTAATGCAGGGTTTTCTCTGCATGCTAATATAGAGACTGGTGCTTATGTTAGTGTTGCAGCCACAGCATCTGTGAACATGGGAGCTCCGGATACAATGGGTACTGGCTGAGTGGGTATAAGAATAAAGTACAACGAGGTCGTTGTCTCAGAATCACGTAGCTGTAAGCCTCATGAGCTTTCATGGAATCTACTTACAGTGGTAGGGTCTTTCCAGAAGGTAGTTGCTGTGCAAAAGCTTCTAGTAGAAGTTCAGACAGATGTAGCGGTTGGTGAAGGTACTATACCTCATATAAAATACTGGCAGGCGCAGGTTATGACTGGATCTGTACAGGATACTATGTTGGATACCCTGGCATAATGGAAGGTAAAGAAAAAGAACTCCTACCCATAACTGCCGACGCTCTTGATATAGTCAAGGCAGACTTAAGTGCAGAAGAGATAGAGGTGGTTCTCGACTACTTTGAAAAGACCAGGTTCCATCCTGTACACAATCTTATCATGCAGTGCAAGCAGGAGGCCTGTCAATATAAGGACAAGTGCCCCTTTGCAAAGCTTAATAAGTATCCAAAGTATGGAGAAGACTGCTATGTAGAGGTTATTCTGATCAGAGTATGGACTGAACAGCTGGTAGGAGAGCTAGAAATAGATCCTGAGAATACAGTTGATCAGGCTCAAGTACGAGAGATAGTAGCTATGGGTGTGTTCGAGAACAGAGCTTATATGGGACATCTATCTAAGGATCCCCAGGTTCTTGAGGTTATAAAGAACATAGCCTTTGATGGAACTCCCATAGTAGAGAGAGAATTACACCCTCTCCTTAAGTACCTGGCCGAGAATAGCAAGGTTAAATCCAAGATAAGGGAAGAACTGATATCAACACGAGAAGCAAGGGCTAAGCATAATGTAGTCCAAGTGGATAATGTTCTTGATAGATTCAATAAGATGCTCGAGGGTAGGGAGGCTAAGGAGCTAGAAGCTCCTAAGTAGCTATGTTAGGTATACCGTCAAACGAGTACGAACTACCTAGCGAAACGTCATTAACCAAGTATTATAACAGGTTAATGCCTTCGTACCATGAGAGGTCTAGAAACGCCAGACCTACTCGTGTATATGACGCTGCCCGTAAGATGGGTATGACCTCTAAAGACCTTTTAAGCCAACTACCTGACCCATACACTCACCATCTTAATATGGTACCTCCTGATATACTCGCTCAAGTTAGGGGCAGACAGAGAGCAGAAAAGGTTACTGGACCTTTGTCCGGAGACAGAACTGGACAGGCTCTAAGACCCCTTGTAGACAAAGCAAGTAAGATACCAGACTCTGGAAAGTCTACAGCTCAGTCTCTAACTAAGTACCGCAAGGGTGACATAGGGGTATATGAGACAAGCAATGGCCTGGTTACATTTGATGGAGGTCAGTCAAGCCTACTATCTAAACCTCAAAGTAATGGTAAGGTAGCACCCTCTATACTTACTACACTAGAACCTAAGACATACAATCGGTCAAGATCGATAGGTCTGCCTGCTACTCAAGCTCAGTTACTCTACGATAAGATGTACGATAGAGCTCCTGAAAGACACGAGAGAGTTGCGGACATAGATAAGATTATAAATAGAAATTCATCGGATGCTGCTCTTAAAACAGAAAAGACTATAAGTAAGGTGGTACAAAAGGGAGTAGATGCCAAGGTTAGATTAAAGAGAAGTCTATCCCAGGGCTTTATGAATGTACCTGATCAGTTGTTCTCATTGAGTAATGACCTTACGAAGAAATACCCACGAGCTGCTCCTTATATGAAAGCAGCAGCAGCTCTGTTCATGACAGCAGGTCTTCTAGGAACTACCAGACCTCCTGAGCCTGATAGGAGTAACTTTATACCCGGGAGGAAGACTGCGCACTGGAAGTGGGCAGAGGCTCATGGTATAGACCCTTCTACTCCAGAGGGGACTGACTTTGGATCTGGTCTCATACCCTGGCCTGTAAGACTGGAGAGGGCTAAAGAGTTTACTCAATTTACAAGACAGCTTAAGCCAGAGATATCAGAAACCGGTACAACCTTCTTACATGCAAGGACTGTAGCAAGACAGGATGCACTAGGGGGTATATACGGAGATAAACTCGCAAAGATAGATAAGTACCCTCATACAGATGCTGTGGCTCAGATAACAATGAAACAACAGTTAGCTAGGACTGCTAAAGAGCCTCTGACTATGATGGAGACTCAGTATGCTCAGCCTGCTCCTTCAGTAAAAGCTCTTCTTGGTGTTCCTGCCAGGTCTGTACCACGTACAGAAATGACTGAGATACTTGGTAGACCTATGTACCCTCAGTATGGTAAGTTTGTAGATATGAAGGGTAGAGACAGAGCTCCTTCCCGTATAACTGAGAGTCCTACTATAAAAGCCACACAGGACGCAGTAAGACAAAGCTTGGCTGTAACCTCTTCTGACGGCCATTACGCTCCTAGTATACATACTTATGAGATGTTAATGGCTCCAAAACCTGAGTTCTATAGAGAGATGCCATCTATAAATATAGGTAGGACAAGGTATAAACATGATATAAAGATACCTGAAGTATCTTATTCCACACCTTCCTCCATGCCTGACTACTTCGATGCCGCACAACATAATGCTAGTAGGATGACTGGCTCTGCCAGAGTAGATCCTATTCCTATTGAACCAGGTATAATGAGTAAGGAAGTAACTCTTAGTAGAGCTACTAGAGATGTAAGATGGATGGCTTCAAATATGGCAGCCTCCAGGACTATAGCTCATAATGATCCAAGGCCTTTCTTGATATCCAGAAGAACTGCTGTAGATACTAACCTCCATAGATACCCCACTCCAGACATTAGATCCAGATGGGGAGGAATGGACAAGGAGTCCCACACTACAATAACTGCTATAAAGGGTAGAATGGGGCTTATACCTACTGAGCAAGGTATGCAACCTGGCATGTTGTCTTCTGGCCCCATGGAGCAATGGGCTTATAGTTCAAGGAAGACTTACGATCTTAGGAAGGGTATGCCTTCTGTAGGTAAGAATAGCAAAGACCGTGTAATGGGTCGTGTGCGTAAAGAAGAATTCTATAGTATAAGAAACAACATGGGTCCTTCTACCCAACCAGGTAGCAGGCGTATAGTACAGGATCCTGAAAGATACTCTCATGTACCTCAGATGCCCGGGTCTGTACATAGTACAGATGATGAAATAGCTCGTGTAGTAAGAGCCCAAGAGCGGGCTAACCTAACATCAAAGAAGTCTGTAGCTAAAAGGCAGCGTAAGCAGAGTGAGAGGGACAAGGGCAAAAGACAGAAGCCTGTAGGTCATAAGCAATCCAGAAGAGCTAAAAAGATACTTAATAAGTATAACCCCGCTAAGGTCAAGACCACAGCAGACTATATAGAGACCCTTGCCAGGCTTGATAAGCTAGAAAAATTCCATTATGAGGCTCTTGAAGATGATAGAGTACTCAAAAAATGGATAGGAAGAAAAGATGTAAAGAAACGCGGGGCTGCTCGTAAGCTACTAAAAGATGTAATGTTGCATGGACCTCAAGGCTCTAAGAACGATGAAAAAGAGTATATCAACAGTATATGGAGTAAAGTAAGGAACAAGCTTAACGACTCTTCAGCTACTGACAGCTTTATAAAGACCTTCTCAGAGATGCAGCAAGAGGGTATCAGTAAGAAAGAACAGAAGCTACTACATACTCTTAGGTCTGAATATGATGATATAAGATCTACCATGGCTTACTATGACATAGCCTATAAGCGTGGAAAAGTACCTCCACGTATGATGAAGAGACTTAAGAAAGAAGGCTTAACAGCTCAAGGAGTAATGGATCAGGTAAAGTATGAGATCGGCTCCATGAGAATGATGGCCTATTCCTATAATGAGTTACTTAATGCAACTAGAAAAGTAAACTCTATGCAGAAGGCTGGTGCTAACTGGCTGCCTGCTGTAATAGGAAATGACATGACACTCAATTCACACTTTACATCCAAGCAATATGACGAGTTGGTAAAGGATGTAATGGGGCAGACCGGACAGTCTAGAACTGCTGTTGAGAGTCTTATGAGAACAAGAATGCTTATCTCTCCAGTTCCTTCGAACGATATACTTAGTGCTTACAATATGAAAGGCGCATCTAAGCTACGCAGAGGATGGGGGTTAGCAAACAATATTATGGAGCGGGGCGCACAAGAGGCTAAGTTCTTCTTTGGCACTATGTCCCATGGGCCTCGTATAGGTGTGGATACTATAAAGTATGCTTACCATGAAGCTAGACTACTTCCTTCTCTCTTAAAGAATGTATGGAAAAACAAGAGTAGCAGATTTGCTCGTATATGGACTACAGGCTCTATTCTGTTCAGTTGGGCTGGGGACAATCCCCCATCCGCAATGAATAGCGCTATGGAGATCTCTAATAGAAGAGGGTATTCTCTAGATGATGAGTTACCAGAGACAGTTATAGGTCGTAGTGAGAAGTTCAGAAACATACAAAGTTGGAAAGCAAGAACTGGTAGAAAGATGATGGAGTTTGGGGATAATGTTGTAGCAGGTGCAAAAGGTAGCAGAGTTATCAAGCTATTTGGCCATGGGTCAAAGACCTTTGGGACTATGCTACAACGTGTAAAAGGTGCTACTATACTTAATGCTGTAGCATACGCAAGCTTTCTATCTGAAGCTAAGACCTATAGAAGTAGAATTGGTGGTGCGGTAACTGAAACAGCTGCGTTCGCAGCTGAGCAAGCTGGCTTTGCTGTGGGTCAGTCTATAGTTACAAACGCATTCGGCGCTGCTGTAATGGGTGTACACGAGCACTCTATAGCTACTAAACTTTCTACTAATATTATAATGAGAGACTCTTCAGCACTTGCGGGGTCAGTAGTTGCAGAGGGTGCTACTACTAAAACTTCTTCAAAGATAGCCTCACGCCTATTACAGTCAGCTGCCAAGGGGGCAAAAATGCCCGGGTGGCTTGGTGTAGGTTTCTTTATTGCTGGTTGGGCAGTGGGCGGTGTTGTAGCATCGTTCCTATCTTCTAATGTAAGAAAGGGAGGTAAAGCTCTCTTTGGTCATGCAGCTGCATATGGAGGAGTTAAACCAGGACTGTCATTCCCTAATCCAAACTACTGGGAGAACAATACTGTTACTGCTACTTCAGGTACAAGCTTTACCGGTATGGATGTCTCAGGTCCTAATATGACACCATTTGGATCAGAGTACGATCCTGATAATGACCCACTACTAGACCCGCCAACTGCACAAAAACAGAAACGAAAGTATAAAAGGCCCTTGAAACCTGGGGCAATTACGTTTAGAATGTACGAAAACAGAAACGCAGCTAAGATAGGACAGCAAGCATTTAGGCTTGCAGACGCACAACACCGTCCTATCTATATGAAAACATATAATTCAGGACAGCGCGTAGACAGAGGTGCTGTAGCCTAAGGAGGTAATAATGGCAAGAGGTTTAGGAATAGGGCCAGGAGGGCTGAAGAAGTCACTTAGCTCTCCCGCTCAACAGATGCAAAATACAGGACTGGTAATGAATATGTTTTCAGGTGCACGCAGCTTTGTAAAAGGCATGGTAACTGGGGACTTCACCGGTTCAATGAGGCAAAGTTTGTGGGACACTAAACATAACCAAGCTGGTCGTACGTTTATGAGCAGACTATCTGCAGCCGAAAAAACAGGCTGGGGTGGTATGACTGTTAATCAAAGAAGGGTGCTTAGTAGAAGTGCCAGTACTGCAATGAAGTCAGTAACAGGACAGCGTACTGGATTTAGAGCTGCTATGAACAGAAAGGCTACCATGATGAGAGCAGGTCAAATAGGTGCTGGGGTAGCTGCTTATGCTGGTATAACCTCTTTGACAGACACAGACTTTACTACCAAGCTTGGTTTTGGAGCAGGGTATGCTTATGGGCTACGTAAGTTTGGCGGAGGTAGATTTGGCGGTTTGAGAGCTCTAGGAATGGGAGCAATATCAGGTGCTGCTACAGCGCCTATATTCTAGGAGAATAATAAATGTACGATGCATATTGGTCAGCTAAAGGTGCTACTCCAGGGAGATCAGCAACTGGAGCTGTTGGGGCTATACTTAGCTCTGGTGTTCAATGGGGAGCCATGGGAGCCTTTGCAGGTTTTGCAATTGGAGGAGGCCCTTTCGGTGCTCTTGTAGGAGGTGCTATAGGTACTGTAGGTGGGCTATTAGGAGGAGCCCTTAGCTACTTCTGGGATGATATTAACAAAGGATTGTTTGGTGACAGCAGACTTATATCAGGGTTTGACTTTAGAAGACCTGTTGTTAATACAAGACTAGCTGCTACTATGAGACAGGCTGCTATGCAAAGCATACTATCTTCTGGTAGCAACTACAGACAGTACCTAGGAAAGGAAGCAGCTCAGCTGCATGCATAATGGAAGATACTAAACTACTAGCTTCAGAGGTTATGCAGGAACGTCGAGAGAGACTAAAATACCTAGAGTCTTTAAACATACCTGAAGATCATATGTGCCATAACTGTATCAAATACTATAAGGAAACCTTGGGCTATATGCCATGCTCCTGTAAAGGCGGTTTAGATCTACTTATAGAGAGAGATATTGTTAAGCTCGGTCTGGCTGATGAGGAAAAGGATATCTATAGAACCATAAAGAATCCTGTTCTGTGGGCAAAAGAGTTTCTTACCGATGTAGATAAAAATGCCTGGACTGCCCGGTGGTACCAAGAAGAACTGTTACTTTGTACATCTACTAAAAAGGCAGTAAGAGCCGGTAGGCGTATTGGTAAAACAGAAGCTCTCGGTATAGACGCTACATGGTCTTGGCATACTATACCTAATAGAAAGATAATGATTATCGCTCCTTTTCAGGACCAAGTAAACCTTATCTTTAATAACATAAGATTCTATATAGACGGGTCTCAAGAGTTATCTTCTGCAATGGGTAGAAATACACGTAGTCCTCAGAGAATAGAGAATAGGGTTAATGGATCCTTTATGCACGGCATAACAGCAGGTACCAGATCTGGTATGAAAGGGGATAAAGCCAGAGGCCAAGACGCTACTGATATGTACTGGGACGAAGCAGACTACCTAGACGAAGCCACTATGGACTCTCTTATAGGTATCCGTGCTTCCAGGAAAGACCTTAGACTATGGGCTTCTACTACTCCAACAGGTGCCCGTGAGTTCTTCTATAGCTGGTGTAACGATAAGAAACAAGGGTATAAAGAGTTCCACTATAAATCTAATGTAGGCCCAAACTGGACTAAAGAGACTGAGTATGAAGTGCGTCAGACTATGTCAAATACCAGTTACCTACATGAATTCGAGGCTGAGTTTGCTGACTCTGAGGTCGGTGTTTACCAGCAATCTCATATAGATGCATGTATACGTGACTACGATCCTAACAAATGGGAGCGTAACTGGAACCAAGGCTACCTCTATACTCTAGGGGTAGACTGGAATGAAGCTAAGAACGGGGTTAGACTGATAGGTCTTGAGTACAATCCTGAGACTACGAAGATTAGAGTTTGTAGTCTTATATCTATTCACAGTGCTGAGTTTACTCAGCTTAAAGCTGTTGCTGCTATACGCGATCTAAATGCTCTTTGGAAGTTTGATGCTATTTATGTAGACCAGGGTTATGGAGAAACTCAAATACAGATACTCCATAAGATGGGATTGAGTGATCCTAAGTCTAGACTGGGTAAGATAGTAAAAGGTATAAAGATGGGAAGCAAGACTTCCATGTACGATCCTATCTCTAAACAAGAAGAGAAGTACCATACCAAGCACCTTATTGTTGACATGTCAGCTAGGCGTATAGAAGTTCATCAATGTATACTGCCTGCTTCTGAGGATGAAAAAGGAGGCCTGGTAGATGAGATGCGCAACTTTAGAGCTGAAAGAGTCAGTGCTGACGGTATACCAACATACAGTACAGAGAATGACCACTCTATAGTAGCCTGGCAACTAGCTCTGTTCGCACTGATCTATGAGTTCTCTCCTATCAATAGAAGGTCTCATGCTACAAAAGTTGCCTTTGCAGATGTGTTTAATACCCACGAGGAGATGCCTATGGGTACTAGAGACATGAAACAAAAGGCTTTAGTCAATCCAAGGACTGCAGCTGAGCCTCGTATAGTACTAAGTAATGGGCTTCAGTTTGTGTCAGCTGGGTTCAGAAAGGATCCGGTTGCTAGACAAGGGAGAGCTTTCTTCCGCCCAACAGAAGGGAGACGTAGCTTCTAATGTTTGAGAAGCCGAATATAAACCATAAAAAAGACAGAAGAGTTCGCCCTTCAGGAGATAGAGAGATACCTGTCGGTTCTGTTGAAGTAACCCCAGGTTCAATATCAGAATCAGATCTACATGCTCTTATAAATGACGCTAGTGGGGTACGAGACAAAGCGCAGAGATTAGCAAATGCTATAGCTGCTAACCCCAACAAAAGGTATATGCCTGTAGTTGAAGAGGCTACAGCAGTACGTAAAGCTGTTGCTAATTTAGATCCCTCAGAGCCTAATGGAGAACGTATCTCATATGAACTATATCTATCTGAGATAGAAAAGGCTACTACTCCAATTACTAAGGATCAAATAGCAGACTTTGTAGGTAGTCTTACTGGTATACCCTCCATAGACTCTGTACGTACCAAGGTAGTTGAGTCTGGGGATATGGGGGATGAAGAGAACTCCTATATGCTCAACTCAGCAATGCACGCTGCTCTTCTATATTTACTAGGCCAACTTATGGCTGGCCATACAGCCAATGAATCAGCTAAACAAGGAGGTGAAACAGTATCTACTGGAGTTACTTCCAGTTGGGCAGTAGCGTTTGCCATGCTATATATGCAACATGCAGGAGGCGATAAGAAGATAGCTGAGTTCATGTCAGAGTTTATGGGCGGGGATAAAAAGACTTCCATGGGCACTGCTAACGACTTAATGGATGCTTTCGCAGAAGGCAATGCTACCCCAGACAGCTTTATGAAAGAGGTAGAGGAGTATGATGCTGGTAAGGCGGCGGATGTACAGCGCAACATGGTACAAAGTAAAGACTATGCTGCTATAAGAGAGTACGTCAGTCAGATGAAAGCAGAAAACTCTTCCTACGCAGACTGGGATCTTGGGACTGATGCTGTTGATACAGTAAAAGAGATGGATAGAACAATTGGAGAGCTTACAGAGTGGGGAGATACTACCAAGGCTGCAGCTGGGCTTCCTGTAGATCTATACAAAGTTACAAAATGTAACGTAGATGGATCTAATCTAAATCTAGATATGACAGCTTCTTTACTATCCTCACACTATGCAGCCGATCTAGTCTGTTGCTTAGTTAGATGGCTAGGTAGTGACGGTTTCAGTACTGACGCTCTTAAGACTATGCGATCTCTTCTTAAGTTTGCAGCTAACGGTATGACCGTCGATCTTAAGAAGATTAATAAAGCTCTACAAGATAACTATAGGAAAAAGATTGAGAAGCTAGTATTAGAGCCTATAATACACTCCATAAGAAGAGTGTTTAAAAAGTGGACTAAAGAAATAACAGAGTGGATAGACCCTAAATCTCATGTGGATGAAGGTGCAGATGAAAGAACACAGAAGAAGCAAATGGAAAACTGGAAACAGCTTTTTACTTGTACTCCTATAGATGAGATGCTACGTCATCTGATAGTCGCTTTAAGAAAGATGGAGAAGTTCATCATAAAGCTTATCAAGATGCTGTGGGCGTCTACCAAGACTAAGAACAAAGGGTGGAGACTGAAACTCGAAACTCTAGGTGATAAGAAGAGTATAGATTCCCAGATAAAAGTACTTGATGCAGTAATAAAGGCTATAGAAAAGGGAAAGCTATGCGATGTTAAAGATACTAAATACCCCGGTGAGGATACAGTACGGGAACTAGCACGTGGTATACTCAACGATACACCACCCATGCTACCCCTGGATGCACCAGAAGGAAAGGAAGACGACCCTTACTGGAGGTACAATCCGGTAGCATTTGATACCCCATCCGGGCTACGTATTGCCTCGTGGGAAACGTCAGCAGGTCAAGAACGCGACGTAAGTAAAGTAACGGCAAAGGACTGCATCAAGGGTCTTACAGATGAGAATGTAATACCTTATCCAGTAGATCCGTCACATACGGAGGTAACACGAAATGTCCGAGAACTTAGAGAAGGCCTTGGCAAAGGATTCTTTGGGTCCTAGAATTATAGCAGCTGAGGACCAGCTAGCCCCTCTACCAGAAGCTGTGTATAACAGTAAGAAGGCCCCTAAATACCCTAGTGCTGTGGTAGCTAACACTACCTACCAGTACGCCCGTAAGGGTACTGTACGTGAGAAGTTTGCTAAGCTAGAATACAACCTAACTGAAATAGCTAAGTCAGAGCATACTGAATCATATGTTATGAGGTCATTTCAGAAGCACGTTACTCTTATGCTTAAGGGAGGCTGGCATCTAGATGGACGTAACCCTAAGACTATAGCCTACATATATGACCGTATTAGAGAACTAGAGGTTAATGCAAACCTACCGTTTGATGAGCTTCTGCAGGAAACTGTGCAGTCTCTAGTTGCATACTCAAATGCATTTATCGTATTTGTGAGAGAGAATAAACGCTCTTCTGGTAAGCGCCTGCGTAGATATGGTACAATGCTAGCTCCTATAGCAGCAGCATTTCCAGCTGACCCCACTACATTTAAAGCTAGAATAGATTCAAGGGGTAGGGTAGAGGGATGGAAACAAGACCCTTCTGGTACTTACTCTAGTACAGATGAGTACTCCTACGCTAATCATAGTGTGCTCCATGCATACTATAATAGGAAGCCTGGCTTTATAGCTGGTACTCCATGGATTGTACCTGCACTTGATGACATTAGATCCTGGAGAAGACTGGAAGAGCTATCTGAAATAATGTCAAATAGATTCTCTTTCCCTCTGCTACATTATAAGATAGGTAATGATAAATACCCAGCTGAAGAGTATGATAGAGGTCCAACTGAGATACAACAAGCTAAGGAAAAGATACAGTCTTTACCCTCAGATGGTGTATTTATAACACCACACAGACATGATATATCAGCTGTGGGTACCGACCAGGCTATGCTTGACTTGGAACCCTATATGAAGTACTGGGAAGCTCGTGTGATATCAGGACTGAATCTATCTGCTCTTGACTTAGGTAGAGGTGATTCTGCTAATAAGGCAACAGCACAGCAGCTCAGTAAAGGACTTGCCGACTTCTGTACTGACCTACAAAGAGCTTTGAGCCGCTTCTTTAAGTTTGGTCTGTTTGACAAACTACTAGAAGAAGGGGGTTATAAACTTACAGCTGAGAACAGGATAGAGATAAAGTTCCCAGTCATAGATACAGCCGACTACGTACTTCTCGAGAAACACAATCAGCATATGTTCTCTATGAATTCTATAACTGAGAGTGAAATGAGGCGTAGACTAGGTCTACAACCCATTACTGAAGCTATGCGGAAAGAGATGTACTTCGCTCTATATGATATAAAAGCCGATGAGCTAGCTCATAAACAGAACATGGAGGTAGCTAAGGTATCAGGTAATTCTACAGGTCAGTCTTCTTCTCCCTCTCGTACTTCACAGATAAAAAGGAAGAATAAGGCTGAGAACGTTAACAGACCAACTAACCAGGAGGGTAAATTGACATCCAAAACTAAACCCGTAAGGGATGCCGTGCTAAATGAGTGGCTAAGCATTTCTTCTAAGGAAGACACTAAGCAAGCAAAAGACGCCTTCCTTTCAAAGTGTATCGAACTCATAACACCCGTTTACACAGATAGTTTAAAAGCAGGTATGGACGCCTGTGGTGCTTTGGTAGGTGACTCCTATGACTTTGTAGGAGATTCCCTTAAGGATAGGTTTATTAATACTATACTTAAAGACAAGTTTATCCAAGTATTTGATGCTATCCATCTAGAGAGGCATGAGACTAGTAAACTAGTTCGCATTAGTCTACTGGAAATGTCTGCAGCTTACATTGAAAGGATACTTGATTCTGCTGATTCTGTAGCCTATAACTGTGGCTTCCTGTTTGCTGCGAATCTAAACAAAGATGTTGACTCTGTTGTTTGGAAGAACTACGGAGGACCAAAGCATCAGGTACAACTACACGAAGCTTGTTTTGACACTCTCAGTCTTCTAGAAGGAGACAAAGACATCCTCGTACTTAACTTCAAAGAGGATTCAGATTCTATTATGACAGACCGAGAATTTGGTCTATGGCACGTAGCAAAGTCCCTAGTAGATAACGGGTCTCTTAATATGGATACAGATAAATATCTGAGTCTACTTTCTGAGATTGCTACTATTGGAGATAAGAGGCTTACTACTAAACAAAGGGAGACTCTTAAGTCCAGTACGTTCTGTGGTCCGAATCGATCTTTCCCTGTAAGTGATTGTAATCATTACACTACCGCTCTTGAAATGATCGACCACTATAAGGGGCCTGGGGACAAGTCTTCTATACGTGCCCGTATAGATAAACGAGGCAAAAGTTTAAAGTGCAGTTCATCTAAAAGCACTAAGAATAGTAGGTAATGACAACTATTCTAATTTTGGCCTTGACACAGGTTGTGTATTTGGCTATACTAACCGCTGTATAAGTATATTAAAGGAGATATCTATGGCTAGCACAGGCGTAACGGGGAGTAATCCCCATCCTAATCGTCCTTCAGATCTAACCCCACAGATACAAAAGAATATAAACGAGAAGGAAGCTAAGTGGAACAAAGCCCGTGGTGGCGAAAAAGGCCGCACCATGGGTAATGTAAAGAGGCTTACATCCCTTCCTCCTATTAGAATGCCCGGTGGAGGTTTTCAAAAGTAATGACTACTCCTATTAATGCATGGTCTTTTGATTGTACCACCATTCAACTTCCCGAATCTCCAGTAGCAATGAGAGACGGGAAAAGAGTAGATTTCTCTTGGGACAAGGCACTACCTAATTCAAAAGGTAAGACTAGCCTTGACATTGAGATTAGAGCAACACACTCAGGGGCACTTATCAACCAAAAGGTATATCCAGGTAAAGATATGAAAGATAGTATGCATACCTGGACAAAACCTTATAGTAAACTCATAACTGATGGACACCCTCAATCATCCTTCTTCGCTTCTGCCTCACAGCCAGAACAACTTGGTAGGGTACTTAAAGCTGAGTATGTTAGAACTGAGAATGATGACGCTAAGTTCAAGGATGACTGGAAAGAGCCAAAAGAAGGAGAAGGTTCCGGATATGCAAAGCTAGTTGCTAGGATATCGGACCCGGCTTCCATAGAAAAGATTCTTGACGAGAGGTTCCTAACTGTATCCCAGGGAGCAAGACTGCATCGTTTAGTCTGTTCTATATGCGGTGCTGACTGGGTTAGAGCTGGAAGGCCCTGTGAACACGTGCCAGGGCAAGTATATGAAAAAGAAGGAAAGGACTCAAAAGGAAACGATAGTACCGACTACTACAGATGTTTCCAAATTGCAGGTCCTATGACTTACGATCATTGTGCTGTAGTCAATCGCCCAGCGGACGTGTATGCTACGATTTTAGGGCACGATTCGTTTGACAGCAGTGTATTTAAGCAGGTATCTGACGGTCAGGTGCCAATAGCGACGGTTTCCGCCATTGCTCTGATAGACGAGCTAGGGCCGACGCACCTCTTAATAGGTGATTCTGGAACTACAGTACCACAAGAGACCCAAGAGCCGCTTCATGCTACTTTTGTGTCACTACCTACGTTCGGGATTCACCCTGTGGCTAACATCGATACGGAGAACCCTATGGGAGATCTTAAAAAGTCGAAAGACAAAGATGTAAAGCCTGCAGAGAGCACGCCTAAGGAAGCCGACAACGGTCCTGAAAAGGAAGACGGCACCAAGACGAAAGCTACTGCGGAAGAAACCAAGAGTAGCCCTGAGAAGGATCCGAAAGGACCCGAGAAGGAAGTAACCGAACCTGAACCCAAAGAGGCCCCTTCTGCTCCTAAGGAGAAAGAAGAGGAAGAGGGTAAAGATGAAGAACTTCCGGAAGAAAAGAGTTATTCTGATTCACAGCTGATCCAGTTTGGATCGATTCTTACCTCAGAATCTGTTGAGATGAACTGGACCTCTGCTGGCCTCGACGAAAAAGACCTTGAGATTATCAAGAAGCTTGACGAAGAGAAAACTTCTGAACTACGGAACTCTTATGAGGATGATCAGAAGTGCGGGCCCTTTGTGGCCGCTACTCAAGAGCAAATCGATGCTGCCAAAGATCTACTTATCCACATGAAGGTAGAAGATAAGGCTAAGCTACTTATTTCTCTTGAGAATAAAGCTAAAGCTATCAAGTCTTCTAAGAGGCAAGAGAAGAATGAGAAAGGTGACGTTCAACGTCTTCAGAGCCAGTGCGATAATATGAAAGCTGCTTTGGAGTCACGTAATGATGAGCAGAGGAAACTGTTCGATCAACTGGTCGCAGTAGACACTACTCTTCGTACGAGAACGGCAGAATCTATAGTCCTATTGAAGCAGACGCTGAACAAGGAAGATGTTGATTTCAGTTCTGAGGACACCTGTAGAGAGTATATACAGGAACTAGCTTCAAGAGAGTGGGCCTATCTCGACGGGATATTCACTGATCTAAGAAGTGAAGTAGGTACAGGTACTGGGTTTATGGTTCTAACTCATGAGCCTATCTCTGACCCTACTAGACCTGGATCTTTCGACGAGAAGGATAAAGACGAGAATCAGGATGATTCTCTGCCCCCCAAGAAGCTCCTGAAACCAGGGAGCCGCGACTGGGAGGAAGATCAATTTGAAAATCTAATACGGAACCGAGACAAGAACTAGGAGGAATACCAATGGCTTGGACTCCTACTACAAAAACTCCTCTCGGGTATGGCCGCCAGCCCATAAAGAACCTACAGGAGATTAATGAGGGAGAGAGACCCAATCTTCCCATTATGAAACCTGCTAAGTATCTGCCGGTTAAGACCCAAATGGAGAAGCTCAAAGAGTACTACGTTATTGAGGCAGGCGTTGTTCTGTCCCTCGATACCAGTGGGTACTTTACACCATGTAATGGCGGGGTAGCTCAGGACATTACATACGCAGCAGGAGATGTTGCCTATACTGTCGACGCAGATGATGCAACTGCTTTTGTTTCCGCGGCTGGAACTGCTAGTGCACAACTAGGAGCAAACCTGCCTATAGGCTGGTGTAACGAGCATCTGCTCTCTAACACTACAGCCGAACGCAACGTTAACTATTACATGCAAGACGCTATGCCAGTTCTATGCGACTACGTAGTTGAACTTCCACTTTTGTGGACAGCTCAAACTACGGGAGCCACTGAAATAGTTGCTGGCTGTCTAGTAAAAGCTTACGGTGCGGAAATCGACGCTACTAATGCATGTGGAGCCCCCGTCAGGTGGCAACACGGCGCAGACAGTGTTGATCAGATCATTGGACGTTGTCATTGGCTTGATTCCATTGCTGAAGTTGATAACCTCAGTATGGTCCGTGGTGTGAGAGGCCTAGGTCTTTCAGGCGACGGAACTAGTGGTATTGAGTCATGGCTCGTAGGTACCCATCAAGGCGGCGACGCTGCAACCACGCGTGTAAGAATTTCAATCACGCTAGCATAGGAGGTAACAATGCCTGAGATAACTGAAAAAGACCTCGAAGCTGTGCGTAAAGCAGCGATTAAAGAGGCAAAGAAGACCGCTCAGGACGAGATCAAGAAAGCCACCTCCCACGAGGACGCGAAAGATGCTTATGAGTATCTGTGCACATCCGACTCTGTTAGTTCTGATTCTATTATCAGAGCCAGCAGGCGGATCTGGGGATCCAATGGATTTCCAAAGCCACTAAATGCTCAAAGGTTCTCTCGTAGACCCGAGGACAGGGAAAGGCATCGTCTAGGATTTGACGCCCTAATTGACGTCATTAACAAGGCTTGTGTAAAGCTTCCTAAGGAAGAAGCGTTTGACAACGTAGGTCTTCCCACAAACGCAACCATACTGATCCCTCAAATGATCAGTGAAATAGTTAAGGAGCCTATTGAGCCGATTATGATCGGGCAATCACTCCTTAAAAAGATCAGCTACACCTTTGGTGAGCAGATCACTTTCCCAGCAGTCGGAGCGTACGCCGCTGCTGATATCGCGCCTGGTGGCGAATATCCAGAAAAGACTCTGGATTTCGGGGGCTATGTTACTGCGACTATCGGTAAGTCCGGTGTCAAGGTAAGAATCACTGAAGAGATGCTGCGCTATAGTATGTTCGATGTGATGTCCATTCACCTACGTGCCGGTGCTAATGCAATGGAAAGGCATAAAGAGACCAAGATCTTTAATATGATCAATGCTGAAGGTGCTACCATTTTTGATAACACTGGAGCAGCATCTCTACGTGGCAGAACTACAGGCCGTGACAGAGCTGGCGATGGTAACTATACGCTTACTCTGGATGACCTGCTTACCATGTACGCAGATCTGATGAATGCAGGGTTCATTCCTGACACTCTCATCATGAACCCCATGGGCTGGTTGGTGTTCGTTCTTAATGAAACTCTTAGGAGTTTCGGATTCACCAACAACGGTCCTCTCTGGGGTACCTGGTCTGGTACTCCCGCACAGGCCCCGAGTTGGGGGGGTTTGGGTGTTGCAGGTGCTCCGGCAGCTTCAGCTACTCCTGCTTCTATGCCCAATTCTAACCTGCAGGGTAACGTTCCTACGCTGTTCCCAGCACCACTGGACATCGCAGTTACGCCGTTCCAGAACTTCGACTCCGCTACTCAGACTACTACGCTTTCCATGTGTGCGCGTAGAGAGCTCGGGTACCTCATCGAGGACGAGCCTCTTGTAGTTGAGTCATGGGATGATCCCAAGAGGGACATCAGATCCACCAAATTCCGTGAGCGTTACGCAGTAGCCATCGACAACGAAGGTCACGCTATTGCTAATGCTAAGGGCCTTAAGATCGCCAAGGGTTACGATTTCGAAGACTTCCAAGTCACACGTCAAATCGGAACCGGAGAACTTGCGGCCATTACCGGAGAAGTAAGCTAGATACCATCTCAGCAGTAATACTGAGGTTTACGGTAATAGAGAGCACTCGGACATTCCGGGTGCTCTCTCCACCGTACTAAAGGAGTAACCTAAATGTTGAAAGAAGTAAGAGACCAGCTTACAAAAGTAGATGAAAGGCTTACTAACCTTGGTTTAGAGCCTATTGTTACTTTTAGCAGGCACCTACTAAGTTTTCTTAGAAGCGTACCAGTTCCAAGCGAGAATGCAGAATTACAGAACATAACAAAAGAGATTAAGACTATACGCTCAGGACAAACTAGTATCATAGTAGAAGAAGCTAAGCAGAATGCCAATGTACAAAGACTTCACCTCTTGTATTCTAAGAAGAGGGACCTTGCTACATCTTTTTTAAGCAACGAGGAACTAAGGGGTTTCAAGAAATACGCTATGTATATACTAGAGCGCCTTACTGAAATCCTACTTTGTTCGCAGCTAGAAGACATGGCACACAAGGTACAAATGGTAGACCAAGCTATAAGACAGCTTGAATACCTATGTAGCCCTGATGGCAGACCTATCCATGGCCTGGAACCTCAGGTAGATCACATCGAATCAGTTACCTCTAAGATGATAGACTCTTCCATGGGAGTGATGGATGAGTTCAAAGCTAGTCTAGGTCAACTTAGTTTAGGTAGAGCTCCTGATGGTACTGCAGTAGGATCCTTCGAAGTCCATAAGGAATAAAAATGACTATACCGGCAGTAGTATCTATAACACCGACAGACCTTGCTACTGATGCTAGTATCAATACCAGTGTTGTTCTTACTTTTAATACTGCTGTTGTTGCAACTACAGTAACCCCAGGGTCTATAGTAGTTTATAGACGCTCTACATACGAAGTAATAGATGGTAGATATGTTGTAAGCGGAGCTACTGTTACATTCCAACCTTATAAAGGTTTATATGAAGATACTACCTATCAAATAGGTGTAATGGGTACTGATACCACCAACCCTGGTGGATACGTGGGGTCAGTAGATACTGAAGACTCTGTACAAGCTACTCAACGCTACTCATTCACTACTACTACAGAACAATATGCTACACTAGATCAAGTACAACAACGAGCTGATGTAACTTCAGATGGACCTGTACGTATAGCTGATCTAACAGAACCTGGGGGTTTGGAATTAGTAGGAATGTCCCCTAGGGGTTTCTCTTGTGGGAATGGCGTAGACCTAGATGAAGTAACATTTACCTTTTCCTCAGAGCTTGATGCAGATACGATTACTAGTACATCAGTACTTATGGATGCTCACTGTGCTCTAGGTATGGATGAATACTATGCAACAACTGGAGTAGATGGTACGCCAGTACTACAGATAGCTGCATGCACTGGACTAGACTATACACAGCCTACCGGTTCTTTCACAGTAACTGGAACTCAGCTAATATGGCAAAGAGGAGCCAGTGAGCCTAAGTTCAACTATAATACTGAAATAGAGTTCCTACTCACTCAAGATATACAAGATATAAATGGGCAGGGTATGCTAGGAGATACCCGTACTATAATGTCTACAGAATACTTTCCAAAGTATCTTGACGCCAGGGTAATAAGACTGGAATGTGGAGCCCTTGTTGCGGATAAGAACGACGATACTATCAACAGAATGATCTTTAAGAATAGTATTGAAGCATGGGATCAAGCTGGTTGGAACTTTACTGTAACAGAACCAACCCCAGCAGTAAGACGATGGGTTAGAAACAAAACTGTTATAGACCTATATGATATGATAAGAGCTTACGCAGACGCTCACGCAGGAGCTAAGAAGGTCCTTGCTGACCTGGAGATAAGTTACCCAGCCTCTGTAAAACTACCTGAGGGCATAAGAGCTTTAGCAGCCGCTGAGCTAGAGAAGTTGACCAGAGAACTTAGATGGTATAGGGGTCAAGGTGGGGCTAGAGTAGCTTCTGTTGGTGCTTATGACAGAAGTAGGGAACTTGAAAGATCTAGAACCTGGTCTATAGACTACAATACTAACTCTGTATTCTATGACCTATGCTCACCGAAGATACCAGCATCCAACCTAAGCTCTATGAGAGTAAAGAAGTTGCAGATGCAGGGGTCTGTAAACCTGTCTGCTACATACATATATGGTACTACATCATACGGCACAGATCTATTTGCTTACACGTGTCCAAGCTAATGAGAAGGAAAAAGAGATGCAGATGAATACACAGATATCTGAAAGCGCAAAGCAGGACCCAGAAGACTTTAAGTTCTTCAGAACTACAGACATAGACCTAGCTGCTGCTCTAAAGTCTGCAGGAGCTAAACTAGAAGATATGGGTCTAAAGCTGGAGAGATCAAAAGGACGCTCATTCAAACGTACAGAGTACTCGTTTGACGCTGAAGGTACAAAAGAGCTTATAATGAAGTACATGAACAACGACCTGCAGGTGGATGCTCGTACGTTGCTACAAGAAAGAGAGTCATTTAAAAAGCAGAGGTTTAATAAAGGTGCAAGATGAGTAACCTATTTGCTTCAAATTCAGTAGGGCCCTGGGGACAAAATAGAACAGTTCCCAATGTTACTACACAAGGCAACCTTGGTACCGAAGACCTGTCTACGCAAGAAGACTTCATAAACCTACGTGAAGAGTTCGAAGGTATAATAGACAGGCACGGACACTGGGTATTTGTAAGAAAGACTACCGGTCTGAGATGCCCTAATTACAATAGAGCTTACCGTGACGATCATGCTAGAGACTGTCCCTACTGTATGGGTACAGGGTACCAATACAGAGACTATCTTATGAAGACTTATAATAGGCCCTCTGCTGTAATTGAGTCACAGGCTGGGGAACAGAGGCAAGATATAGGATTGATGTCTCATAATGTACAAATATATTACTTGCCTGCAGAATGTAGAGACTCTGATTCAGGTAGTATGGTTAGGTTCAGGCCCAGTCCGGCTGACCACATAGTAGAGATAGATCTAGATCATGATACTAATGAACCTATTCAATCCTATAGGTTTCAAGCGTTATTCAATATACAGATAGTACACCCTGCAAGAGATAGAAAAGGTAGGGTAGAGTACTATATATGTAAGACTACAGAAAGGCCTACCGGCGCGTAAATGAGACCAGACGGTACACTTGAGAGGCCAGACCAACTAGGAGCTTCCATAGAGACCAATACAGGTCCTACTGGAAGAGCCTTTTGCTCTGCCGATCTAGTCAAACTCTATGACTACATAGAGGAAGGTCTACGTTACTATCAGGGATGGTACTATCCCCACCCTCTAGACCCATGGTCAGGTTATATGCCTTACGCATGGTATCTACATCAGGGTGCTAAACTTAGAAATATTGAGAATAATGATATATACACTATAGTAGAAGTTCCAAAGATAGGTAATAGAGCTACTGGTTATGTAAGACTTACTGGAAACGTGGCTCCTATAAGAACTGATAGACTTGTATTTGAGAATCCAGATGGAGACCTATCAGCTACTAAAGACACTGAAACAGGCCTCTATGATGGGTATAAGAGCAAAGCAAACGAAGTAATGTTTATGTATGCGTATCCTAAAACATTCGCAGCTCCCTACAGTTTTAATGCGAATGGCGTCCTTATAGATCAAGGAGACTTTACAAACACTGTAACGTTTTCTGTCGCTAGACAAGAACCGGGAACTAGAGAAGGTTCCCCTTTTAAAGGTACTAGAGACTTACGTTCCAAGTTCCGCGCTTCAGGAAACTGGGCAGGGGATGATAGATATGGTAGTGAGACTAGAGGTCAGTGGTTTGACAATATGGTACAGTTTGATTGCTGGGCAAAGACTAATCAAACCTCAAACGAACTGATTGAATGGTTTCAACTATTTATGTCTCTTTTCCGCACAGTATTCGAAGCCAATGGTATCAATCTGGTTATCTACTGGGCAAGAAGATCAGATGGTATGACCACTAGGTGGAGGGACGATATAGTATATAGGTCATGTACGTACTATGTACGTACGGAAGATGTGACCGTAACAGCACAGAAGAAGATACAGAGTATATTTGTAACAGCAGGCCTAGGAGCCTGCACCGGGGACTTTGATCCATGTGAGTTTTTCCTCACTGGATGGGACCCCCAAGGGACAGGTATAGATGGTTCTATTCCTGCCGAGATCTACCAAAGCTAACTCTGACTAATCATGGATTAGGAGGAAGTGATGAGTCTATATGACATACCAAGTGTTCAGGCTGAGATAAATGACCTGGGCATGAGGATCATAGCTCCCGCCGCGAATCCTAAAGTTACCGTTCTCGGAGTCACCAACAACACTGCAGTAGATGTAAACAATCCTTATCTGCTTTCAAGTAATGCAGATATTCAGAAGTTTGCTAATGCTGATGGATCTCCCTCTGAGTTTTCTAAAGCTCTTAGTGAGGTTTATGCCGGTGGCGGTGAGAATGCGAACGTAGAGGCAGTGATTGTAAGTACTACTACGGGTATAGATGCAGACGCTCGTTATGTTGCACTCGATACTACGTATGCTACTTTGCTTAACCATAGTCTGGATATTGTTAACCTTCCAGACGTAGGTGCAGACACTACTCTAACAGGAACCGGACGTAACTTTGCTTACCAACTTGCAAAGTTCTGCTATGATTCTACAATTAACTACCAAGGAGTCATTGGAACTATCGGAGTTGAGTCTCTGCTTGGAAACATTACTGGTGTTCCTACGCTAACTCAAACTGCCGACTGGGTCACAGCTCTTGCAGCTTTCGACACCAGCGGAATCCGAGGATCTGATTTCACCATCTATGACGGTGTGACTGAAGTCACAGGAGATCATATTCCAGATACGTATGCGTTCTACGCTACGTCTGATGGAAGTATACCTGTTGGCACACCTCCAACAACAGACCCTGTAGTTGTAACTGATGTTAAGACTAATCCAGTTGATATCGGTGCTTACATATCAGTAACAGCTATGCACGCTGCAATATCTTCACCGACAGCCAGAACGCTGTATCCAGAAGTGGGGTACTACTTCCATAATGGATCCTCAGCATATGCCGGTCTGATTTCATCTACTCCGTATTATCAAGGTACTACAAACAGAGTACTTCCTGGATCCCAGCCTTCAAGAGACCTGTCTCTATCTCAACTGGAAACGTTGAGTCTTGCTCGTTTCGTAACTTTGAAGACAAGGCCTGATGGCTACAAGATCACAGAAGGTTGTACTGGTGCCTATAATATTTCACAGTACTACAAGTCAGACTTCACAAAGCTGTCAACTGTTCGAATAGTGCATGAGGCAATCGCTGAAGTCAGGCGAGTCGCTGATCCGTTCATCGGACTCAACAACAACGCTACCAATCGCGGTGCGCTTGAAGCTGAGATCGATAACGCACTGCAGGATATGGTTAAGGTAGGAGCACTGAACTACGGTGACTTCGACCTCATATCCACGTCCTCGATGCAAGCCCTAGGTGCAATCCGAGTCGAGCTGGAGCTTGACGTAGCAATAGAGATTGACACCATAACCACTTCAATCGCTCTAGTTCCCCCGGGAACGATGGGCACATAAGGAGGTAGGAAATGACTCAGCAATCTCAAATGACCATGTCCTACCACACCGTTAGTGGTGTTGATATCCAGGCTACTTTTGGAGGCTATGAAATAGGAGCTCTGCAGGGTGTTTCGTACACCATTACCAGAGAGAAGGCCCCTGTGTATACCATGGGAAGTGCCAATCCTAGATCATTCTCTAGAGGTAAAAGAGGTATAGCCGGTTCTCTGATCTTTGTTGTATTCAATCAATCTAACCTGATAGAGGCCATGAAAACTAAGGCTCTCTTCTGGGCTAAGAAGGGTGACTACATTAACAAAGAGATGTCTGTCGGCGCCAACCTGGACGTAATACCAAGAAGCGAAAGCGAGTATGGCAATGCCACGCTAAGCTACGCTTGGTACCACGACCAAATCCCACCATTCAACATTGTGCTCACTGCTTTAACTGAGTACGGTGCTGCTGCGCAGATGGAAGTACGTGGTGTCGAAATTCTGAATGCAGGTTCTGGTATTAGTGTCGACGACATTACTACCGATGAGAACATGACATTCATTTGCAGGGAGATTAAACCGTGGGTTTATAAGAACGCCACGCCTCCTTCAGAGGCTAATCTTGGCCAGAATATCGGCTTTGCCTAAACAGCGGTGATAGGAGACGAAGAAGGGGCCGGTTTCGGTCGGCCCCTTTTCTATAGAATATATGGATAATAGACAAATACCACACTCAGAAGACTTTGATAAACTAAGGGATTTACATCATGGTATATCCCCTGAAGAGTATACTACATACTCTGGCTCTGACGTACAACCAGCTATACATGTACCGGGTTACGCCCCTATAGGTAGACCTAGTAGATTTGTCCCTATGAGGGACTTACAAACTATATCTGTATCCTCTGCCAGGTCTGTTTCTGCAGTTAGATCTCTTGGAGAGAGTAACGCAGATGAATATACAAGAGGGGCCAGAACCTATGCAGGTTCCATGATTCTTACTGATGGAAGCCAAAGCTCCTTCTCACAAGTACTCACTATGGACGCAAATGAATCTGGGTACCCTCAAAGATTCTTTATCGATCAAATGCCTGAGTTCAATATAACACTTACCGCTATCAATGAATACGGCAACTCCGTAACAAGAACCGTACTAGGTATAACTCTAGTAAACTACGGGACTACCGTATCTGTTGATAATATGTTTACAGAGTCTCAATACACCTATGTAGCAAAGCATGTAACTCCATTCCTACCTGGAGACCTATGGAGAAAACTCACACTTGTAGAGTATAAAGGCCAGAAACTAAACTTAGATACCTATCTAGATGGGCTATTTGATAGAGGGGTAGAAGATCTCCACTTCCCAGAGGGTGCCACTAAAGCTTCTGATCTACTTGATAGTGGGAGTGTGCCTCTATGAGTCAAAGACAGTATGTAAGCGCTGCCCAATGTAGAGTATTTATAGGGTATCTTTTACTTGACGCTGCTGCCATGATAGAGTATAATGTAGTTTCTGGTAAAGAGGCTTACTATGGGTACCACAGTAAGTTCTTTGATGCAGTAGCTGATGGCAGAAGTATAGTATCAGGATCCTTACTACTAAACTTTAAAAATGTAGGGTACCTTACAAGAGCTATAAGAGCTGCCTCAGCAGTATCATTTATGGTACCCGTAGGTACTACACTTAGTGAAATAACTAAGGTAAGAATCAAAGATAAAGATAGAGAATTGTATGAACTGCTTAAAGCAGGGTCTATTACTGAGGATAGTGCTTTGGCTGCTTTAGGAAAAGCACTTGAGAACGGTACGGAAGACAAGCTCATAAACGCTTTAGCTTCTGGTAACCCTAGTTGGGTAGAAAGAGAGAGGGTAGATACTTTCCTGGGTACAAATATGTTTTGGAAGAATGACGGTACCACGACATCTACACCTCCTGATCCTGTAACCTATTTTACAGGTGCTACAAGTTTAACAATACAGTATAAAACAGGGCCTAATGCTATAGGCTATAAAGAGATATTAAGAGATGTATACTTCACTGGAATGGGAAAACGTATTGATAACTCACGCGCGGAGCTGAGTGCAGCGCCTATTACAGAGAGGTACGAATTCTTGGCCAGGGACGTAAGCCCCTACCCAAGATCTAAGTAAGGAGCAAGAAGATGGAAGTAGACAAGAAGAAGCAAGAAGAGGATCGTCCTGAAGAGACCGCCAAAAAAGAAGTAGACCCCATAGTTGAGAGTCTCAATGATCTTGAGGCTAACAAGGCTGTGCAGCGTGAAAAGGCTACCAAACTACTCGCTTCCCAATGCAAGATAACTACAGAGCAGATAGCAGAGTGGAAGCGTAAGTGTGGTAGAATTGAAACGCAGTCTATTCGTGGGAAATGGTTTATCTACAGAGGCCTTAGTAGGCTTGAGTGGCAACAACTAACAGACGATGAAGCTAAGATTGAAACTGCAGGACTTGCTTCTGACACTCTTAAGAGAGAAGCAAGAATGGTTAACAAGTGCTTGCTGTTTCCTACTCAGCTAGATATATCTGCTCCGGCTCAAGCAGGAGTGGCGTCTGTGCTGTTCGCACACATACTAAACTTTAGCGGCTTCGAACCTGATCTGCCAGAAGCTATAGAACTGTAGACCATGGGTAGCCCCGAGCAGGCCCTAATAAGGACTCGGGCTGTTCTATCGAAGCTTCCTACCAATGTAAAAAAAGCAATACCTGAATGGAAGCATGAGTACGGTATACTATACGTACAACCAATAGATGAACACACCTTTGTGTTCCGGCCCGCTACCTTAAAAGAACTAAGATACGCGGTTGCTCTTTCTCATTCTGAGTTGGATCCGGAGTATATAACTCCCGATAGAGTTGATTTTAGCAATGCAGGTGCTAGTATATATCTAGGTAATCTTGCCTATAAGATGACTCCTAAGAATCCATGTTTGATTCTTGCACAAGAGTACCTTCTAGGCAGAACTGTACTATACCCTACAGATCTAAGTGTGTTTGATAGTAAACCAGCATACATAATCAACTCACTGGTACGTAGGATATGGGACTATACCAGATTCTACAATATGGATGAAATGGCTGATCTAATGGAACAAGCCAGAGGAGTCCTTCCTACAGATCTGGGAGTTAATATGGTATCTTATGCATCAGCTCTTCTGCATATGTCTACAGATGAGCTAGAGAATAAGAGTGCTCTTGAGCTTGTAAAGCTTGTAGTACAAGCAGAAATGCTTGGAGTAAGAATGGGAATGGAGAAGTTCCCGTTAGCAGCAAGCAAAAAGAAGTTTGGACCCACTCAGGAACAGCTACAACTGTCAAGGGAGCGTTCTATGACAAAGCGGCAAGTTACTGAAGCCGCCGCCGCTCCTAAGACACAGTTAATGGCTGTAGACGGCAACCTTGACTTTATAGGACCTGCAGAGCAGCATAGTCTCGGAGCTGGCACTCTCAACATTGAGCGGGATAAAAAGCACTCGCTGACTTTATGAGAGGCTAATAATGCCTAACTCGAGAGACACATATATACAGGCGTCTATCCGACAACGCGAACTAGAAGATCGGGATGAGGCCCGTAATAGAGCTAGCACCCCTGCTATGCTATTAGCATCAGCAGCAATGGGTGCTACTTCTCTTGCTGGAAGTATTATACGCTCTGGACAAGTCAGACAGATGGCTGCAGACGTAGATGTATACTTAAGAAGGAATAAGTACTTTAAAAAGCTTATCCCTTCAATCTACGAAGGCACTGAGTCTACTATAAGAAAAACAGGCGTCACAAAGCAGATGGCTCGTGATGCTGTTAAAAATAGACATGTGCAACAACTCGGAGACCTTGATTCAATATATGCAATAGCCCGTGGTAAGTCTCCGTTTGCCGGTGCAAAAGATGTTGCAGTGGGTGCCGCTCTTGAAGGTATGCTTAAGTATGCACCTCGAAAGTATACACACAATGTAAGGGACCTTACTATACAAGACCTGGTAGCAGGTGGTACTCGCCTTCAAAAACAGGTTGAATCCACTCTCGGTAGCGAGTCTGGACGTGTAGCAAGTGCATTTGATTCTATAATGAATACAGCTGCTGGTAGGACCTACTTATCCAAAAAAGGTATAAATAGGATGCAGTTGGCTAAAAGAATTAGGGTTGGGGATGGTTTACATGTAGGCAATGAACGCCTAATAGATACCGGTGTATTCCATCCCAATAACCTTGCCTCTTGGATGGGGAACTTCAAGTTCCCATTTACCTCCTGGAAACCTTTTGAGCTACTCTTCCCAACCGAACTAGCTTACAGGCAACCGATAGTTCAAGAGATAAGAGGGGCCTTTACAGAAAACATGCTAAAAGGCCTGGGACGCAAAGAAGAAGAATTACTGTATGCTGGAGGACAAGCCTTCCCTATTATGAGAGAGGGGAGACGTAAAGTACTTGGAAATACACCTCTTCCTGGGGAGTACTATGTAGGTAGAACATCTTCAGGTATGTTTAAAGGGGCAAGGGCTCGAGCAGGCTTTGATCCAGGTTGGGCTACTCCAGAAGAGTACCTAAGACATGAGGGCGTACTTACACCAGAGATGGCTTCTAGAGTTAGAAAAGAAAGGCAAGAAGGCGCTAACATTACTTATAACCACCTTTCTGCTGTAGCTGAGAAAGGTCTATCTAGACTAGGTAAAGCTAAGATAAGGGCTGCTGTTATAGGGCATAAAGTAGGGGTAGGTCCGCAGTTTGCTACTAGAGAAAGTAAAGTAGCAGGGATGTGGAAGAACCTGCGTAATTCCTATGCAGGCAATTTAAGAACTACAAGTGAAGTATTGTCAGGAGCTGCAAAGACACCCTCTGCTCGCTTAACTGGTGACAGCTGGATGGATAAGATACGTACCCGTCTTGGTATGCCTAAGAAGACAAAGATACCTCTTACTCAGTTCACAATGATGGATAAAATAAAGTCTTACTTTGGTATAGAGCCAAAGAGAACTTTACAGATACATACAGAGTCTGGTAAAACACGTATAGAGAATATACCCATAGCTAAGTTTGGAGGGGGGTCTGCTATGCCAGATCGTCCTAGAGGGCTTGGGGAATTCTACTTAACACCTAAATCTCCCGGTTCACTTAAGGCTGGTCAAGCTCTTGGGGACTGGTTCAACTATCAAATAATGAGACCTTCCTGGCTTTTAGAGGAGAGCCTCGGTATAAACATGAGGCCAGGCAAGACTGCTATAGGTACTACCGCTAACGTAGTAGGTAAGATAGCAGGTCCAGTAGCTCTTACAGCTGCTGCACTTAGCTATGTGGATTATAAATCCAGACAGTTCGAAGTACCCGGTCCTATTACAACAGCAGTGAAAGGCTTTTCTAAAGCTAGAGTAGGCTTTCAAAACTTACTAGATGAAACTGGTATAACTGGAATGGCCCAGGAGTGGGAGGATAAGTACCCAGGTCTATTTACTTCTCCTCTATCTAAAGGTATTAGAGCAGGGGCAAGTACGCTTGGTGGTGTTGCTCTAGCCAAAGCTGGCTTTGGACTACCAGCTGTGCTAGGAGGCCTATCCGGAGCGTTCGTTAATGCCTTCACAGATATAACTGAAACTAGTACAGAGCTAGAAGCTATCTATGCTGGTGAGCAGGAGATACCCGTAAGAAAGGGTAGATGGTGGATGCTTGGCAGACATGGGTTCGAAGGGGAGAAAGTAGACTATTACCGTAAGCACTGGCTCCCACTAATGCTTGGTAAGTACAAAGACGTAGGTCTATACGGATCTGAAACTGGAGCATGGGAGCAGTCTTATCTACCCACACCAGAAAACAAGTTTGGACTAAGTAAGCTATTTGATCCTTATCGTACAGAAAGAGAGCATTATTACGATAGACCGTACCCAGTTACTGGGTCCCCGGGGAAGAACATACCCCTAGTAGGTCCTCTTCTAGGATCAAAGCTATCTCCTCTACACTATCTAAAGCCTCAATATAGAATGCATAAAGACGCTTGGGTAGGTAATCGCATGGTAGATAATGCTATATCCTCTCCTTCAGAGCTAGCCTCTAGATATATGGGTATAGCCCCAAGAATGACTCAAGAAGCTTCTGTACTAAAAACAAGGCTTGATCAGATGACTGGCGAACAACTTTATATGCTAGCTCAATGGACAGGTATGACAGGCTTTATGGCAGGTCAGATAAAACAGGCCTTGACAGGATCTGATGATGCATTTGATAGAAGGTCTCAATTAGCAGATTCAAATGCTATGGCCTCTACTCAACGGGACTACTACGATAGAGAATTCGGAGGACTACTAGGCTTCACTGAATTCTTTAGGCGCTTTGTACCTAGAGGTAGAAGTCAAATACAGCAGATTAATCCAATAGCCAATACTATGCCTAACTGGCTACCAGGCTCTTCTTCTACGTTCGAAAGAGATAGAGATAATAGAATAGACTTTACACTAGGCGATGCTTATACGAAGGTCCAAATGGGAGAATCAAGGCTACCAGGAAGAGGGTATGAATCTCTTCATACACTACACTCAGGTGTATCCGGAGAGTATGATGCTCTTGATAGATTTAAAATACTAGCTGATGTAGCACCAGGATCTGAAAGTTACAGACACCATAAGCAACTAGTAGAGAGTATGGCACTATCGGGATCCTCTAAAACGCAGTATGAAAACCTACTGAATCAAGTAGATGAGAGGATGGGGTCTAGGTATGAAGAGAGAAAAGATAAAACTGTGTTCCAAGACAAGGCTGTACAAGTAGCTGAGTCCATGGGTAGTACAAGGTTTAGAAGTGTAGAGGGTCAAGTATACTCTCTAGCCGGAGTAGAAGAGCGTAGCATGGCTCAACAGTGGAAGACTACACTACGAGAAAGAGACACAGAATCCCTAGCCACTAAGTACGACACATTGGCTATGCAGCTACAAAACCTTGAAGGTAAAACTGTCCAGGTAAAGGCTGGTACTAGAGGCTTAAATGATACAATACCTGCTATAATCCCAGGTATAAATGACAATATGGCTAATGCAGCCGTAGCTAAAGATGCAAGAACTCCTGCTGATTATCAAGCTAAGTACGGCAGAGGAGCTATGACTAAGTTATGGGACAACGTACGTCACTTACAGATCCCTGGACCGGCAGGGTGGCTACCAACTAAGTCTTTTACTAAGAGAACAGCAGCTGAAGAATACCAAATGGCTGAGTTGGAAGGAGGAGGCTTTGCAGGATGGGACTCTCCTTACAAAAACTTTACAAGGTTTTGGGGTAGACAGGCTGAGAATACTCTACGTTCAGAACCAGCCATACCTACTGACGTACATGAAGCCCGGGCCTTAGATGAACATCTAAGTTATATGAAGTATACTAAAGGAAGACGTATGCAGAATGTAGCCATGGCAGCAGGTATGCAGGAGTCTGCTGACATATACGAACGTATGTGGCAAAGCTCTATGCCTGGTTTACAAGTACAGGGGTCTCAATTAACTAGAGATATATGGGGAGCTATGCCTAAGACTGAGAAACCCTACTTCAAAGCTTTCGCTAACGAGTCTGATCCAGTAGAACAAAAACGCATTATGGGCATGGTTCCAGCCTCTATGAAGAATGTGTACATGGGTATATGGAAATCTGGATCTCCTTTAACTGGAGACTTTTCTGCTGTTCCAAATCCAGTATTGAATGATCAAGTTGACCGTGCTATAATAGATCAGAAAGCTAAGGACTATTTTAGTACCTCATCTCTTGCTAGTCAAGACTGGCAGGGGTGGAATCCTAATGTAGATCCGGAAGATGTGCGCGTAGCTACTGTAGCGCACCACGCTTCTGACATACATCAACATTCTGTCTGGGAGTCACAAGTGAGATCAGTTACGGAACGAAACGTACCTTACGCTCCTTATGGACCTCCAACAGGACACGAAGAAGATGAGGATCTAATGTGGGACTCTTTGTCAGCTAGACAACGACGTCTATACTCATATAATAAGATGCATGCTTCCAGCAGTGGTACAGACTATTCACAGATGGTGAACTATGGCTAGAAAACCTATAGTAGAGAGATTTAGAATGGGTGGTGCAGAATGGCCAGGCATTGGTAGTAATATAAAAGGCATGGCCAACCCTAATTTAGCTTATAACAAAGGTATGCTAGGATTTATATCTAAAGAGTACGCTAAAGTAGGAGGGTTTGTAGAAGGTAAGCCCGCATTCCAAGTAGTACCAGGTCTAGGAGGCCAGGCCTTTAAAGTTATGGGCAAGAGTGCTACAGGAGCAGAACCCTGGACATCAGAGTATGCAAGAGATCTTATGGGAACTATAGGGTCTCGGGCTTCCTTTAGTAGTAAGGAAGCTCTTCTAGGTTCTCTAACAAGTGGCGGTGGCTTCACTAAAAGAGAGCTATCTATATTAAGACCCTATACAAGCGTAAACGTTCCTTCTACTGTACTTAAGAGAGTATTATCTAACGTACAAAGATTCACCGGTACTTACACTCCTACAATAGGAGTATCTCCTTTAACTGGAATAGATATAGAAGGTATAAGGATACCTACTATATGGGGAAAAGGCGGAGAAGGAGATTGGGGAGTACAGTACGTAACAGGTCTACCAAAACCTGTTATGACAGAGCTTATAAAGCAACAGGGAATTCAGTATAAAGGAGTGTCTGGAGCCAAGCTACCATCCTTCATACTAACTCCATCATTTCAAAATGTAGGTGGAAGAACTGGAACTGTCCAAAGAACAAGCGTAGAGCATCTAATGCATGGGGCTCTAAGTGGTAAGAATATAGATGCAAGAACTATAAATCGTAGAATGTATGAGAACCTACTACCTCATATGAGATACGAAGGCCAGCCTTACGCAGCTTCCTATTATGCTCATTCAGGAACATATAGCAGTGGCCCCAGTACTAAAGCTCAGGATACATTACTAGGTAATATAGGCAAAGCTATTGGTAGGGCCAAAAATAAGGCAACCGCTAAGGGTTGGTCTGTACCAAGATTCCTACACGAGCAGCAGATAGCTATAGCTTCTACTGTTGGTAAGGAGATGGATGAAGCTGCCTTTTCTGAGAAAAGAAGGAGTAATTACGAAACTCCTATAAACATGAATGTGTGGGCAGTAAAAGATCTACATGCTACTACTGACAGAGGCATGGTATTCTCCAAGGGTCTTGGCCAGATGTTTACATTTGGTCTATACGAAGACCCAGCCCGTGCTCCTATGCAAAGAGTTCGCGTAGGTAGGCTATCTAGTAGAGTTATGTCCAGAGTAAAGCATATGTTCCCATATGATATGCCTCTGGCAATGACTAAGATGGAAGAGGAAGCTGAGCTATTCCATCGTGCTGCTACTGGAGTTCCTTCTGGTGTAATGGTAAAAGCCGGTATGGTACTGGAAGAAGAGGGTAAGCTCCCTTACTTCCACACTCTTAACTCGGGCCAAGGCGAGATAATAACAGATAAGCTTACTGCTCTGGCAATGACTAGAGACCTTACTATGGACTACAACCTGCAACAAGCAGGAATGGAAGGTCTAAAGTTTGGGCAATCTCCTGATGAGTACCTTAGAAAGAAGGGCTTACAAGGTATACATTACGAGTCTATGTTCCATAGAGGCAAAATACAATTTGGCCCGAACGTCATGCTGGATAGTGTTAAGTCTACAGTAAAAGGAGTAGCTAATTTACCCGGTGGTCTAAACGTACTAATGTCACAGATGAACATACATAGTAAGTACCCTGCTATGTATAGAAGGATGCTACTAGATAGTATTCTATCCTCTATAGGAACTAAGAGCTCTGACGTAAAAGTAGCTAAAGCTCAAACAGATCTAATGTACGGCCTATCTCGTATCTTCAGTGTTAATAAAAAGGGAAGAGACAACCTGTGGAGAGTAGATAAAGCTACTGGAGCTACAGTACCTAGTTTAAGACATATGGATAATGCTAGATTTGATCAGGGCATATATCAAAGAGTGGAAGGTACTGTAGAGAAGTATAATAGAAGCTTATCCAACATTGTAGGTCCTGATAAATATAAGAGGCATAGAGCACGTACTGGTATGAATATAGAAGAGTTACCTATTGACATGGTATCTCCACAAGGTAATGTAATTTCTCAAATGTGTAGAGTTCTTACCTTTAACTCAAAGCTAGCCCTAAGAGAGCATAGTCATACAGTAACAGGAATGCTTAATGCACAAGCACCTTCTACTTATGGTTTTAAAATAGGAGCTAAGCACGGTCAAAAAGTAACAGACAATCTTATAGCTCACCTAAAAGGAATGTCCTCAGCACATGGTCAAGCTGTAGCCAGGCAACTAGAGGTATTGAGAAATAAGGCTATGGAAGCACAGGCTGCTTCTATACAACATATAATAGCACCATTGGGAGGTAGCTCTACTACCACTCACTCTGCTATGATAGCAGATGCTATGGGAGAACTGGGGAAAGGTAAAAAACAAGGTAAGAGAGTAGCATTCAGAGGTTTGAAAGAACTAAGAAGAACACTAGCTCTTGTTCCCCTACCAACCTCTGAAGAGATAAAGTCTATAGAGGATCTTACAAATACTATACTAGATCCTAAGGGAGACTTGTTTGATGCTTATGCTACTCTAAACTTAGACAAGCCCATGGAATTCAAATGGAAGCTTGGTGGCAGAGAAGAAACTACACTCATGTCTCAACTTCCTATTCCTAACATGAAAGAGTTTGAGTCTCTTGTAGCCCATGGTAAAGCAACCGGAGAGTTTCATTTAAGTGATCTAGTTCGTAAGTGGGACAGGTTCCTTAATGCAGCTAAGAATGCCAGAAAAGAAGAAGATGTACATGATGCTTATAGTACAGCTTTAAGGGCATCCCTTATGTCAACAGCAGGAAGAGAGGGTGCTTTAAGGAAGATGATTGAGCCTAGAGTATCAGGATCCTTCACAGGATCTATAACAGCTCAATTCTCTGATGTAGCAGCTTCTAAAAAGTTTAATAGAATTAACCCTCCAGGGGAGAGCAAGAGGTTAGGTAGAGTAGGCATAAGCGAAGGTATGGCTAAGAACCTTGGAATATTAGATTTGCTTAAGTCTGGTAAAGAAGGGGATTCAATCTATGGATTAATGACTAGGTACCCTGAGCAGGCTGTAGGTAACACCTGGGCTGTTAAGATGTACCTGGACGAACGTGTAACTGGAAACGGAGTTAGCGTACTAAATGAAATGCTATCTATAGCTTATGGAGACTCTGACGCAGACCAAGCCGCCTTCTTAGTATCTCCATTTAAAGCAGGTACTAAAGAATTTGAGGAGTTCCAAAGACCTATCAAAGGTCTATTCGAAGAACTTGAATCTACCTATTATTCAAAGCAAGCAGCTGGGAAATCTGACCTTCGTAGAATGTCTAGAAGAGCTATAGAGAATCGGCAATTTCTTACAGATCCAAAAGCCTACTTTAAAGCTGAGGCTAGTACTTGGTCTAAGACAGCGGAAGAGTTTGACGACCTATTCAAATCTAATATAGAGGACCTGGATGCAAGGCAAACTGAAAGATTACAAGAGGGATTTAGAGCTGCTCTTGGCCATCAAAAAGCAAAGCTGTTTGAGAAAGTAATAGGAGGCCACTACGACGCTGGCTCAGCAGTAAGCACTATGATGCTGAGTAGACAGATGAGTACTAAAAAAGCTACTCCTCTTGTTGTATCTGCTATGGCTGCTCTAGGGGAATATACAGAGTACTCCAACGTAGGGGCTATGAAAAACCTATTAAAGAGTACAGAGAAAGCTAAAACAGCTCGAGGTCGTATAAATGCTAGTATACTACAAGGCCTAGTTGTTCAAGAGGGCTCTATTCAAAAGGCAGAACTTTCTAAGCTGGACTTCTTTCAAGTAGCGGATGACTACTGGAAGATAGGTAATAAAGAAAAGGTCCGTGACTACGTCAAGACCTCAATGACCAACCAGATGTTTGATTATATACCTGGGGATAGTGCAGGCCTTAGATTCTTAACACCTGGCTTTCAAGATATGAGCGCTACTCTAGATGCTCTTGAGGCTGATACAGGATCTATAGAAGGGGCTCGCAAGGCCTTTACTCAGCATCTAGCTTCTGGATCTACCAAAGAGTACAAATCTGTTATGGGGGAAATGGAAGCTACATCCAGTGCCGTCCTTAGGATGATGGATGCAGCTAGAGATGATCAAGTACTTTTCAGATCCTCAGGCTTAGACAAATTAATGGGTAGAAGCGTAGAGCATGCCATGGCAGAGAGGGGCGTTGGAGAAGGTCTTGCTGGTATGCAAGAACTTGTTAATATGCTGAAAGATTCTAAAAGAGATCCAGATACAGGAGAGCTTCTTTTAGCCGGTGCTGATAAAAGAACAAAACATTTGATAACACTTATGAAGTCTGCTGGTCTAGACTTTAACGAGGACTTCTACCAAGATACAGCCTCAGACGTGCTAAGCAGAGCTAGTGATATAGCTCAAGAGGCAGCCGACCGTCCTGCTCTAAGAGAGTCCTTTGGGGACGCTATAAGAAACAAAGGGTTTATGACCGCTCTGGGAGAGTCTCAGATGGGGTCCTCAGTTAAAGGCTTCTGGGACTGGATTACAAAAGGACCTGCCAAGGCTGATAAATACTACGATCTTAAAAGAGCAGGAATTGTAGGAGGAGCTGCTCTATTTGGTGCTGCAGTAGTTAAGGCTGCATTCTGGCCTAACATAGTACCAGATGAACCTAGGGAGTCCTCTTATGTAGACATGGCCCCTCCAGAATCTCCTATGCTAACTGATAGAGCAGGTATGAACTCCTACCATAATACTGGCGGTAACATGCCTTCAGCTGCTCCTCTATTAGGAGAGTCTGTAGGAGACCCTCAAGTAGCTGTGGCTATGGGGGCAGGTATACGACCACAGCAGTATGCAGCAGCTCCGCCGGTATCGAGAGGAATGGCCCCAATGCCTCCTCCACAAATGAATGATTCTATGGTAGCCTCCCTACCCCAGATAAATGCAGTACCTAGTATGTCTCCCAGAATGTCAGAGGATTATGGCATGTTTAATAGTCCTATACCTGGAGTATCCTCTACTAACCAACAGTCTACTATAGCTTCTAGATCAGACGGTAACATTATGATTGACAGTGGAGCTTCAGTAGGTTATACTAAACCTCAATCATCGCTATCTATTAATGCGTATGAACTAACATAACGGAGAGGTAAATGTCCACTAACTTCTATAAAAGCTCTGCTCCAGAAGAAGTATCTAATACATCGGAAGCTGGGTCACCGCAAGATACGCCTACTGAAAAGATAGAGAACTTTATAAGTGAGATAAAAAGAAATTGCGAAGGGTCTGGGTACCAAATAGAATCCACCATGAACCTTGGTAGTGGCGATATGTATATAGGGTATACTAAGCTAACTGTACCCCCCATAAACATATCTATAGTAAATGAGCTGGGTATACATACTATAGTAGGTCTAAGAACTAAAACCGATGCTTTACTCAAAACTGGTAGAGGGGAGTTGCAGATAAGACTTACTCTACGCTTTCCAGATGTTGAAACTATTAACAATGAACTACGGCCTCTCATAGCACAGTTTAAAACATGCCCTTTCATGTCTATCACCAACGATCTTATAGCAAACTCTGTAATGAAAAGAGCAGTTACTGACATGAACTCAGAGAGGGAGGACTATCTAAAGGGTAGGTATATTAAAGACAACCTGCAAATAGCTAGCATAGTTAAATCTGTTAGAGAAAAACTAGGGCCACTTCTATCGGGCAAAAGAGGCCTTCCTGGACCATCAACTGCAGCGGATAATATAGCTAGAGCAAATGAGTTACTTGGTGACCTGGCCTCATTAGCTAATGAAACCTATAATAAGTGGACCAATTCAAAGGACAGTACTAAGCATACTATTTCAGATATGCAGGGACTATCTAGCATACTATATACACTATGGACTACTGCCACTTCCTCCTCAGACGCAGGGGCCATTGATACAGCCAGGCAGAACTTTGCAGAGGAAATGGGTACACTTACTACTCTTATACAACAGAGAGACTCTACTATAAATTCTGTAAAGGATCTAGAAAGAGTAAGAGATCTAGAAAGTGCAGCTACTCCTGTTATACCAGTTGCTGCTGCAGAGATGGAAATAAGACCAGACCAAGATAGTAATGGAAATAGAATACCTAATGCTATACAAGTTAGCATGGTATTCTACTACTTCAATTACTCTACCTGTTCTAAAGGGTTTCAATACAAGAACTACCTGGGCTTCCCAACTAAAGATCCTACAGAGGCTACTTACTATAGATGGTATGTAAATAGAAGACTTAATACAGACTCTGGCGTGTCTCTATCCTCTAAGGACTTATCTATAAATGGAGATATAAGTATACGAAAGTATATACCAGAACAGGCAAGTGTATTGGGATTCAGGTTCCCAACAACACTTACAGAGTCTGTACCAATAGTAGACCACATAGATAGATACCTAATGCCTACTAGAATAGTACGCACTGATCGTAATGTAGAATACTTTCCAAGTGAGTATAAAGTACCTCTCTTAGAGAGTAGTAAAGGGGTAAGTATTCCACTATATGAGGATCTTGTATTTAATAATACACCCGGGCTAGTAATAGAGGGTTTAGGAATACAACTACGTAATAAACTTGCTACACAACCTTTAGAAGGACAAGCACATCCTAGCTACCAACTTATAGGAGGAGTGAGTGCTAGAATATCCGCTGTTGTTTCTATAGTTGGTACTGGTAGTAGTGAGGAAGACAAAAAGAACACGCATGATCAACTATTACGTAAGCTTATATACATGAAAGAGGAATCTGAGAGAGCTACTACCGTGCACCCCAGTATGAGAGTAAATCATCGTACTTTTATAGCTAACAGTCTTACTGCTTTAGCAGGAATACAATCTGTACAGATACAAGGAGTTAGAGTAGTAGCACCTCCTCCTGGTAGACAAGGTGGTGCTTACCAGACTTCAGTAGCTTTAGACATGGTTGAGTTTTCTACATCCCAGGATTCTAGAGAAGCTATTTACAAAAACGGCCCTCCAGATATGGCTGAACTTAAGCTAGCCCTTACCTATCTTCCAAAAGTGTATAATGATAGTATAGGAGGGTTACGCAGTTTGCCAGGTATGCTTAAAAACTTAGGCTTTATGGATGAGACCCATAAAGATAAGATAAAAGAAACTAGTAAGTTACGAAGATATGAAAAAGCAGCCGCACTAGGAGAGAAGCTATACGGGAACAAGTATTCAACATCGACAATATATGTACCCCTAAGTTCTATACCCTACGTAGATGCTGTATCTTATGACCGTACAGAAATATACTCAGGAAATGGAGCTCTTGCCATAAGCTTGGTAGCGGATGTATTGGAATATAGGCTTAGTAGGGGTGATCTAAAACCAATGATACCTTTTCTATCTATATGTTATGGAGTTAAAGAGTCAGACAGGCTATATCAACTACTAGCTATGGACTGCCTTAACTACTGGGCTACTGGTGAATCCTCTGTAGGGATAGACAAACTAGTAGGTAAGTACCCTTCTAAAAATATGGCAGAAGATATGCTAAGGCTGATGGATAAAGACAATCTTGGAGGAGCTATAATAGACCTTACCAAAAGCAAGGATAGAGCTGTGCAATATAAAGCTAAAGGTATATGTAACTCTGTTAAAGGCCTTCTTGATCTATCTAGATGGTATGCTGATATAGACCTAGAGTATGCAGAAATGGTTGCAAGTCTAAGGGGAAGACGTAACTACTTATCTACATATCCAGACCTCCCTTTGCCTACATACGGTGAGGTTTACGATCCTATTAAAAGAGCTCTATTAAGTTCTTTTGGTACAACAGATATAAATAGTTCTGACCTCCCTTCATCTGCGGTAGACTTTGTAGCCAACTTTATGCCTACTTATGAAGACTCTGGTACACGTCCAAATATACTATCCGACAACCCTGTATTTGTGAGGAGCTGGAATCATATAGTTGATCCTGACTTCTTTATGATATTTGATAGAGTAAAGCCTCTTACTAAAGCCCTGGATGTTAAATACAATAGAGAATTCGATAGACTTCCTAGAAAAAAGGATAAAGAGGATCTACTACCTTTTGCAAAGACTATACAAGCTGCAAAAAGGGAGGATGGCTTTGACCTAAGAGCTAAAGAATTACGTAGACACTCATATGAACAGCGTAAAGATAAGAAGTTGTCTAATAAGTTAGTAAAGACTGAACGAAAGTCCGCAGCTTTGCATACTCTTAACACTGACATAGGTAGTATCTTAGACTCAAGGAATGACTACAGACCTGTACTAGAGGTAGCTAATGGCTTAATTCCTAAGTATGAGATGAACTCTAGGTCATTTAACACAACCCTATCTGCAGAGCTATCTAATGCCAGGAAAGACGATAGGTATAGAATAGCCACATGCTATCCAACATATCAATTATACTTTCTAGAGGAAGACTCTGAGTCATGGGGTCTTATGGACGATATAGTAAAGTATATGTCAGTATCAGAGATACGCGTAAGACGTCATAAGAAACAGCCTGATACTGCCAGCATTATACTAAGCAACATATCTGGCAATCTAGATGACGCCATGGCTAATGCAATAGAAAAGCGTAAGTACAGATATGATCCAGATCAATGGTATGACCACGTAGCATCTAACATGCTTGAAGATGACAAGGAGTCCACATTTACTAAAGCAACAAACGGTCCTAGTGAAGATTTAAAAGCTAGGTTGATGAGACGATCAGGCGACGATGATGACTACTACGAAAAAGTAACTAAGGAAGACAAAATCATAGACCACTTCTTCCTTAATGTAGGTTCTATGATTGCAGTTACAATGGGTTACTCATCCAACTCTGACGAACTAGAGCTCGTGTTTGTAGGGCAAGTACAAGAGATAGACCGTGGTCCTGTAATACGTATAGTAGCGCAAGATTATAGGACAGAGCTATCCAATGAAATAAATGCACTAATAGAGGGTAATAAGTGGTGGCTTCCGATATTCAGATGGGGAGCTTCTACCCCAAAAGTTGTGGAGACCATACTCAGTCAATCCGGTAACGATGCTGAGCACTTTGGTACGTTTGAGTACTACTCCTGGTTTGGCAGCTACTTAGGAGAATTGAGTAACTCAGATGCTAGATTTGGTGGACTGGCCTATAGAAATCCTTTAGTAGCAGATTACACTGACTCTGGTGTGTATAGTGTACCTGCAATTATAGGTAGGCTAGAAGCTGCCAATAGAGGTAGGCAACTTGAAAATGTATACGCCCCTCGTGGTACAGCCTTATATAAATGGACAGTTAAGGATGACTGGGCTATTACAGGACAGTCAGGACTAGAGGCCCTAAATGATTTAGTTATGCAGCACCCTGGGTACGTAGCTGCAGCACTTCCTTATGACCTAAATGGTATGACTCTGTTTTTCGGCAAGCCAGGGCAGTACTACTTTTATACTGCTTATAAGAAAGACGAAGAAGCAGAATGGGCTAAACATGAAAAAAGAAGATATAATGCACAGCAGAATTATACATACTATAGTTCTACAGTAGAACAATTGATGGAAGAGTTCTTAAAATCTAATCAAGGTAAGACCTTCTCTGGTATAAATAGTACACTAAGTAGTTACAATAGAAGTCACTTATACGGCAAATATAGAGACGTATACGACAATGCTCTATCAAGATCTGTAACTACTCAGCTCATTGACATACAGAAACAAATAGGATCTTATGGAGTTAGAGCTCTAGCTGATGCTTTTATGAACTACATAAAAATGGATCCTCTAGATTTTAAGGGAGCTAGTCTAGGGCCTATATCTTACTATGAATGGATGCAACAGCCGAAGGTATTAAAGACCTTTAAACAACGCCTAAAAGAATGGATTAATAATGGTACTACCTCTGATACTAATAAGTATAACTCCTTACCTTCAAAGGCGGATGAATGTTATTTGGATAATATTGAAGGCGGAGTTCTTCCTATTATAACGGAAGAGATTGTATCTCGCTTAGAAGAGGTTCAAAATGAGCACCTTACTTCAGAGAATGTAACTACTATGGTAAATGGATTCCTTACTGCGCAAGCTATATCAAGTGACCTTTTTACTAGTAGGCTACTTAAGGTATTTAGTGAACTGATGGGTAACACATACCTAGCTGACGTAGATAGAAATGTAAATAGGTCTACATATGAACCCGTGCTTGAGTATATACCAGAGTCCATAACCTGGTTGCATGATGTAAGCGCTATTATAAAAGACTCTCGTATAGCCAAGATGCAGATCTTTGGATTAGAGGATAGTGAGACATGGTACACTCATGACTTAAGTTTATATGGTGCTATTGGTTGGGGTGATGAAGGAGGAGAGGGTAACTCTGAAACAACTCTAGGTAGGGTAATTACTAATGAAGACGTAAGGGTAATAGCAGAGGCGTTACTAAGTGCTGGAGGAAATGGAAAATGGAAGGTATTTATACACGCATTTAGATCATTCCTAATAGAACGCTCAGCTGTAGATATAGTAAAGGACCTTGTAGGTACTATAAATAAAGAGGGGGCTCTCTCTATGAACCCAAGAACTAAGCCCTTTAGAAGATACCACTTTGCAAACTCTACATGGAATCTTATTCGTAACACTATATATGTATCTGCTGAGGATTCTTACAATACTATAAAACTATACTACCCTAGTTCCAAATCAATAACACAAAATACTAAAGATAATTATGGAGGCTCTTATGTAAACGTACAGTCAGAAGCTACCCAGAGCTCTTATAATGAGTTCGTCATACCCTACCATAAAGAGCTACCCTTATCTGCATGGTCTGAAAAAACAGTAACGCACCTAAATGCCAATACTGTAAGAGAGGCTGAGAGGACTATATACTCTGAATTAGCAGAAGCTATGCGTCCTATGTATAGAGGGGAGTTAGTATTAAGGGGTAACCCAGAAATAAGACCTCACGATATAGTACATATATACGATGAGTACACAGGAATTGCAGGACCAATAGAGGTAGAAGAAGTAACACACCACTTCTCTCCTGCTGAGGGTTTTATAAGTGTAATTACTCCACATGCAGTAGTTATACCAAACGCCTCGTCTGACTATGTACACTGTTTTCATGAAGGTATTGTAAACGGACTACAAGCCATAGCCTCCAGCTTTGGCATAGCTCCTATGCCCTTTAAAATGAAAGGTGCTCCTTGGTTGGAAAAAATACCTATGGCTAAGATGCTTCTTAACTTGCCTGGCAAAGTTATGGAGTCAGAAACAGTTACTGGAGCTTGGGGTAATATAAAAGGTAGAGGAGTGTATGGGGCCAGAGTCCACCCAGTTGACTTTATACCCCTATCTATTAATGGTATACCTTATCTTCCAAGATTCCTTGATATAGCTCCAGGTCAATACATGACCAGAGGCCAGTATAAATGGAAACAGATTAAGCAAGCTACTGAATCTTTAGGGGAATATGTAGATATGCTAAGAGGAGGTAGCTAATGCCCAACTATGACGATTATAAATTAAAGAGAGCTGTGTACCATGGCTCTATAGTAGTACTGTATGGCATACCCTTCGACAAGGGCTTTCTAGGTCATAAGTGTGCTCCGTCTACTACTCGTATATATAATGAGGGTAGTAATCCATCAGTAGCTAAGTATGGATATCACCCAGATGGATATCCTCCTACTCTAGATCTACTAGTACCTAACATAGTGTCAGACCATATATACACCATAAGTGATAAAAGAGACTGGGTAACCTTCTTTAATAAGGCAGCCACTGCAGGCCAAAAGATGGTAGCCTCGGAAGACAAAGAAGCTATCTTAGGTTTAAATAGGTACCTTATAAGTAGATATGTTATATCAGTAGAGATAATTGGTACTGATATTACTAAACTGGGTAGGCCTGATTCAGAGATACATGACTATAAGATAGTAGGCAATTTATCTTCAGCTGGTACATTTGCTCCAATGGTTATAGAGCAGCAGAAGAGAAACTCTTCTCACTATCCTACTATTTCTGCCCATGATGCAGAGACTACCAAGAAGGAGAAAGATGAGGCAAAAGGTTCAGGATCCCCTCCCACAACAGATAACTCTGAGCAGCTTATAGACATACCTGGAGGTAAATGTGAAGGAGCAGGTATCTTTAAGGGCCTGATATAGGAGAACTACAATGTATTCTAAAGAGCTAGATAATCATAACGTATCTACCATCAGTATGATGGGACGAATGGATCACTATAAAGAATCATCTGAGAACGTCATTGACTCTAACATAGAAATGTTCTATAATACAGATGATGTACAGTTTAAACAAGGTAGCGGACTGTACAACTTGGTCTTTCGAAACGACAGCGTTGAAACCAATGTGGATTACCCTAGTAACCCGGGTTTCACTTTCCAACCTGAGTCTAGTGAGCTAAGGACTGGAAAGCATCTTCATGTAACTACTGACATTGAAGAGATATCCTGGGGCCCTGAGAGCTGGTACATAAACCCTATGGTTAAGTACTTTCCTCCCACTGCGGCTTCTCCTTACAATCTGTTTGTTAGAAAGCCCTTAGAAGACCTGCAGCGTCTAGTGTCGCTTGCGAAAGAAGGGTTATTGTAATGTTACCCATATACATAGATGTAAAAACAGACGACGATGGCGATCTTACTATAAGTTCCTCTGGGGACCTAGAACTTGCAGATGCAAGCCGCACTCTACTACAAACAACTATGTTCCGTATCAAAACTTCCTATCAAGACTATGAAATCCAACCTATGATAGGTGCTAATATAGATAGTATTATAGGATATAATAATACAAGGATAAACGGTCAGAAGATAGTAGACCTTATAATAAGATCATTTACACACGACGGATTCCTGTCCCCCTCTCAATTCACAGTCAAGCCAGCTCCAATAGGCCCCTCAACAATAGCTATAGCAATAAAGTTCGATATAATACCTGGAGTTGATACAGCAACTGTATTACTAGTTACAATCAACTATGATACTGGAGACATAGAAATGATAGCTGGTACTGATCAACAAGGCAGCGGGTCCTTGTAGGAGATATGTAATGCCGATGTATAAAAGAACTGAACAGGAAATGCTAGCAGAGGCTATGGATGCTCTTATCCAAGAGGGCTCTATTACTAATCTTAGCCCTGGGGGAAGAGTCCGTACTCTACTAGAAGTTATGAATAGAGAGCTAGGCCTAGCCTATAGAAACCTAGAGTTTGATGAGGCTATGAGATTAGTATCTACATCTACTGGTCAGTTTTTAGACCTAGTAGGAGAGCTATTACAAGTAAATAGAGGCGAGCCTATTTCAGCTTACTCTGGACGAGCAGACCAGAATGTAAAGTTTTACACAACAGGGGCTCCCTTGATAACCTACCTGCCATCTGGTACCATACCAACTGGGACTACTATCAGTACCTCCGATGGTATACTATCCTATAGCGTGTCAGAAGCTACTACCTTTTCAACAGTACAGACAGAAGTGTACGTAGCTATAGAAGCTTCTGGTACTGGAGTATCTAATAACGTAGGATCATATACCCTAACGGAGCATGATTTAGGTGTATCCCAAATAAGTGTAACTAACCTATATTCTATAGGTAACGGAGAAGACTCAGAATCTGATGAAAACTATAGA